AAAAGGGTCGCACTGCTAATGCGATGGTCTCGGAAGAGCCACGTGGGGTCAGCACCCACTCTCTCCGCCAAGTTGGGAGGCGGCATTGTCTTGCTGGATTGTGGAAACCAAGAAATGCAAGCTGTGCGGCAAGTTGAGCTACGCAGACCGCGACGATGCGGATTACGCAGCCCAGAGGATGCCGGTGCTCATGGCGTCTTACAAGTGCCTTTATGGCAATGGTTGGCATCTGACAACCGTGCGGAAGCGTGGGCGAGTGGTTTATGCCGGCGGTCCAGAAAACCGCTAGGCCGAAAGGCTTCGTGGGTTCAAATCCTACCGCTTCCGCCAATCTCTGTTTGAGGCGTGCGACAATTTAAGAAAAATATAATTCAATGTTTGCCTAACTGGAAGAAAGCGTGCTTAACCCCAAGACATTGCTAAGTAAGAGAGGTACGAATAAAAAGGGGCCGATGAAACTTTCAGACTATATCTTCCAGCAACTGCGCTCCTGGGGGGCTAAGCATGTCTTCTTGGTGACCGGGGGCGGAGCTGTGCACTTGAATGATTCCTTGGGAACCAGTGGCCTGCATTATATTTGCACGCATCATGAGCAGGCGGCGGCAATGGCTGCCGAAGGTTATGCCCGAATCACGCAAACGCCGGGAATCGTAAATGTGACGACCGGCCCCGGTGGTATTAATGCGCTGAATGGAGTATTTGGCGCATGGACCGATTCGATTCCAATGTTGGTGATTTCCGGCCAAGTCAAGCGCGAGACATGCATGTCCACCTATGGCCTGACCAATCTTCGACAACTTGGCGACCAGGAAGTGGATATCGTTCGTATGGCGAAGGGCGTCACTAAATATTCCGTGCTAGTCAGTGAGCCAGAAGAGATTGCCTATCACCTGGAGCGTGCTTGGTATCTTTGTCAAAACGGCAGTCCCGGCCCTTGTTGGTTGGATATTCCTGGAGATGTGCAGTCCGCGCAAATCAATCCAAAAAACCTGCGGCATTACGATTCTTCCGAGGATGCACTTGTCTTTGATCCTGAAGTTGTACATGCACAAGTAAAAGATATTCTGGATCGCATTAGCAAGGCACAGAGACCGGTCCTTATGGCCGGCTATGGTATTCGGCAATCGCGAGCCGTCGAAGAATTTGAGCAGATGATGCGTCTCCTCAAAATTCCTGTGACCACTGCTTGGGCCCACGACCTGATGGCTAGCGACGATGAACTTTTTTGCGGTCGTGCTGGAACCTTTGGCGAACGAGCAGGAAACTTCACAGTGCAGAATGCGGATCTGTTACTTGTGCTTGGATCGCGGCTGAATATTCGCCAAACCAGTTATAACTACAAATCCTTTGCTCGTTTTGCGACCAGAATACAAGTTGATGCGGACCTTAATGAGTTGCGCAGACCTTTGATCAATCTAGATTTGGCCATTCATTGTGATATCAAAATCTTTTTGGCAGAAATGGTGCTGCAGTTGAAACATTATCCGGAGGTGTGCGGTGATCATACGGCATGGCTCAGGCGCGCTTCGCAGTGGAAACAACAATATCCGGTTCTACAATCGAAACAGAAGGTACAAGGGCCACCCATGAACCCTTACCATTTTATCGACGGCCTCTTTCATATGCTCGAACCTGACGATGCCGTGATTTGTGGCAATGGCAGCGCGTTTATCGTGCCTTTTCAAGTGGCGAAGTTGAAGACAGGCCAACGACTCATTGCGAACTCTGGCTCGGCATCGATGGGCTATGATCTTCCGGCAGCAATTGGTGCAGCGGTGGCACGAGGGAAACGCATCATCTGTCTGGCCGGCGATGGCTCCTTGCAGATGAACTTGCAGGAGCTGCAAACCGTAGCAGGCTATCGACTCCCCATCAAAATTTTTGTGCTGAGCAACGGTGGTTATCTGTCCATCCGGCAGACACAGAATGGATTTTTTGCCGGTCGCCACATTGGCGAAGGTCCGGCAAGCGGTGTGACCTTTCCCGACATCGTGAAGGTGGCCTCAGCCTACGGCATTCCTGCCTTCCAGCTGAAGACTATGGCGGATCTCGAAAATGCCTCTGTTCAGTTGCGTGCCGACGGACCGGCACTCTTTGATGTCTGCCTGGATGCGCAACAGGGCTTTGAGCCGCGTCTGCGCTCACGCATTCTTCCCGACGGCAGGATTCAGACGTCAAATCTTGAGGATATGTATCCCTTCCTCGACCCAGAAGAACTGGATGCCAACATGTTGACGCAAACAAAGACCCCGCAATAAAAGAAACGCTTCCATTTTCGTGCTTACACAGTTTGTCCGTCAATATCTGCAATAATAGGCAACAACGCAGTTTAAGTGCATCGGACAGATGCAACATGAAGATTCCCAGTTGCTACATAAGCGATGGACGTAACAAGGCAGTAGAAGTGCATCGCATAGATGCAACCTTGATGAGCGTTCTCTTTTGTTTGTTCCACCGAAGTTGAAGTGCATTGAAGAAATGCAACACCGAGGACGAAGCAATCAGTACCGAGGAGAAGACTGGATGCCGTTGGGACTTGGAAAGTATGATGCGAGCTGCACGAAGGTTCGCGAGGAGACAGGAGCAGAAGGCGTGTTCCTAGCCGTTTTTGATGGCGAAAAGGGAACTGGATTTTCTGTGCAGGCACCTCTTGAACTCGTGGAAAAATTGCCCGAGATTTTGCGCAAGACCGCGCGCCAGATCGAAGAATCTTTTGAGTCAGGTCATCTTTAAGCTGTGCTATACTTTCCGCGCGGGGCGGAACAGTCCGGTTGTGTTCGCTGGAGTCATAATCCAGAGATCGCAGGTTCGAATCCTGCCCCCGCGATTATGAAGTTTACAAGATCGAGCGGCTTGGGGTCCTCCAAGGGGAGATCGGGAAGTATCTCGTCAAGAGGCACAGCGCTTTCGGGAGCTGTGCAGTACCGGTCAGAGAAGCCTTGGTCAGGCAGTTTGCAAGCGAGACGGAGTAGCCCCATCGATGAGGTCTCGCCGCCGCTCGACAAGTTCCCGGTGCTATGGTGCAGGGGGAGAGCCTCTGACGAAGCGACTGGACATGGCCCTTCAGTCCTCTTTCATGAAACACGCCGGGGGACCTTCTGGAGGCTTTGATGCCGGAGAAGATTGTGACCGAAGCGGATTTGGCCCATTTTATCGCCCAGCAAAACGAAAAATTCCAAAAAGAGATGCGCGGAATCCGTCGTAAGAACGGATGGCAATCTGCTGAAGACTTTTTGACCGAGCTGGAAGCATTGAAATTCGATTCCAGCAAAATGTATCCTTGGGAAAAGTAAGGTTCAAGAGTTTGAGTGCGGGTGGCCGAGTGGTTAGGCGCCAGCCTGTGGCACTGGTCTACGCGGGTTCAAACCCCGCCCTGCACCCCAAATGTAGGAGACGCGATGAGAGCCGTACCTGGTTGGATGTGCGCGATCGATTTTTCCTGCGAGCTGGGAGAAGCTCTAGGCGGAAACACAATTTACCCTTCTCTGGAAGACTTGCAGAAAAACCATGAATGCCTAGATCGCTGCGGGTATGAAGAAGTCGTCACGATGTCCAAAAAAGACTTCAACGAGCTGGTGACCAAAGCCGGCATCGATCCGAAGACGATCTACAGCAGCAATACTGGCCAGGTCTTCTGGACCAAAGAACTGGGACTCTTGCAAAAGACACAGGAGACGCGATGAATCGGGCAGAACGACGGTATCGGACGGAGAAGGTTGCACGGTGGCGCGCATCGCTTTATCCATCGCCGATGAACTTTGTCGGCCGGTTCCGCAAGTGGAACCTGACAGATCGATGCAGTGTGTGTTGCATGGAAAAGTATTACGATATTCAGACGCAGCGGGTGAAGGATGAACGCCGCAATCCGCTGACAGAAGAAGTGGGGCTGTAGCTCAGTTGGGATGAGCGCCTGCTTTGCAAGCAGGAGGTCGGGAGTTCGATCCTCCCCAGCTCCACCAGACCATATTTCTTACGGTATAATTACGCGCATGGAATGGTTGATCGACTATGATGCTTGGTTCTTCCACCGTGTCGAAGGGCTGCTCAAGTGGCTCGACGAATGGCTTTCGATCAGCCAGAAATATGCCGAGCGAGGCATGATCGCGCTCTATCTGGTTTTGACGTTGCCCCCTGCGAAATGGACGCTGAGCTTGGTCCTGGTCAAGATCATATGTGCGCTTTCCATTGGCACCTTGATGTGGATGTTGCACAAGCGTCCTGCCGTCGTCAGAAAATACACGCAAAGAAGTCGCTTCGAGGCTGTGAATCGGATTATTCTGCAGGGAGTTTTTGGCGTGATGGCGGCGGCTGTTCTTTTTGCGTTACCGCATCAATGGACGGATGTTCCGACGGCCTTGGCGCAGGTGGTTTATGTCGTGTTTTTTTATGCCACAGACATTACCTCCGATGGGGAGCGCGGCCGGCGACGGAAGGCAGCACTGGCCGAGTTGAAAAAGATGTTTGGTACAGAGTGGATACCGAAGCCACTGCTGGTGCCGCGATGATTACGGCCAATACATTGCCGTGTTCTTCCTGCACTGCCCTTTGCTGCGGCCCTGTGCCCCTTTCTCGCGACAGGTTGGAAAAGATCAAGGCCTACGTCCAAACAATGCCCAAGGCCGAGCGGAAGCGCTTAGCGGCGCAGAAGCGGGGTCAAGTGGATTGCAGATTTCTGGACAAAGCGAACTATCGCTGCGCGATTTATCCGGTGCGTCCCTGGCTCTGCGAAGCGTTTGGCCGAGTAGAGAGAATGCGATGCCCCAAGACCGTGGGACTCGTCGAAGCCATCCCGCCGTTTTTGGAAGACGCGGGCTTTACTGGGGAATATGGAAGCGAAACTGTAGGGAATTCTGGCCAATTCGATTGGTTGAAACTTTAAAAAAGGGCGACAAAGAAAACCGGCTTTGCCGCCGTCCCTAGTGTGATGCTGCGTGGTGACAGTCAGTACAACTTACGCCGTTAAAACGACTTGGACGTTAAAACCCGTTAATGTGTCGCATTATTGCACAAAAAATGAATGCAGGCAAAAAAGGCGACAAAGTAGATTCCCTTTGCCAGCTTGTGGACAGAATCGGGGTATAATTGCGGGCATGACGAACTTGCAGCTAGCCCTGAGCATCGGTATTCCTTCGTTGCTGGTCCTGGTGGGGATCTTCCTGAACAATGCGCGTTTCGGTGCGATCGACAATCGTTTCACCGCGACGGATGCCCGAATGGACAACCGTTTTACTGCAATTGATGGCCGTTTGGATCGAATGCAGGCCGATTTGTCGCAGTTCTATATGATTCTTGGGCGGCACGAAGCGGACATCAACAACCTGAAAGAGCAACGACGCAGCGCTTAACGCCGTAGAAATTGCGCCGTAGCTTATGTAGAATGGCAGTGCAGCGGCGGCGTGGAAAGCAGGCACGCCTAGTGTTGGAACTACGCCTATCAGACCGAAGGCTAGGTACTGGTAAGGCCATAGCCATAGGCTGAATGCCCGGGGCCGAGGGCAAGAGGAGCTGGAGTAGCGCCCGGCCCGCTGCACCAAGTTTGGCCCCGTAACTCAGTTGGATAGAGTAGCGGTTTCCTAAACCGTTAGTCGCTGGTTCGATTCCAGTCGGGGCTACCAAGATTGACGGGTGAGGATCACCTCTCCCTGAACGGCTGGCCTGGCAATCAGGGAACTGCTCGTTTCAAGCGCGACGCGTCTAGCCGAGCGCACGACGAGTTCAGGAATGTCGGTGGAACAGTGGGGTGATTGGCTGCCGGGAAAGACCGGCAATTTCTTCAACGTCTTGCAATAGATTTTGCTAGAATAAATCGAAAACATATGAGCACCGACGAGGATATTTCAGCGGTTGTCGAAGGCATATTCCATGAATATGCTCATCCCCGGATGGTGTTCGATCATGACACTGGCCTTTCCCCAGACGACAACCTGTACCAGATCAACAACGATTCCACCCTGATTCGCGAAGCGGGATTGTCGGCCGAAAAGCACGAGGCCGAAGTGCTGGCATGGCTGTCTCAGCATGATCAAACAGAGAAAGTTCAGGAAGAAAAAGAAAGAACCGTGTTGAGGCGCAAATACGGCCCCTGGTGTGAAAAAGCGCAAAAGGATGAAGCGGCGCTTTGTGCTGCGGCCGTGAAACGGAGCGGTTCAAAGCTGTCTGCGGGGGCAAAGAAGAATCTCGAAACAGTGCTCTATCGCATCCCCCCACCGTACGGCATATATTTCGTTCTTAGACACATCAACGGCCTGAAGAATGCGCAGATCGCGGCATTGGAAGATGTGCCTATCAGCGTCGTACAGAAAAGGGTTAAAAAAGCGATTTTTTGGGTAGAAATGATCGTAGCCGAACTGACAGAAAGATGAGTTCAGGAACCCGATCTCTCTGTCTTGAAGTTTTCCCATAGAAAATCCGGGCTAAGTTCTATTCCGGATTCTGCCCAGCGAGGATCGCTGAGCGCCAGTCGGCGAAGATACGCGCGCAGATCGTCGTCCAGAACGTTTTCTACTTTGATGCCGTCATAAGGCTGGATCTCCTGACAAAGCGCCAGGAACGCTTTGAAGTAGCCTTGTCGACGGAATCTGGGATCGACTGTAATGTTGGCAATATCGAGATAGTGATGCATCTTGCGATCTGTGCCAAGATGCAACCCCTTGCGCACATAGACTTTTATGTACTCACCCGTAAGCCAGGTGTTGCGTGTGTACGAAATGAAAAATCTGACCAGTATTTCTTCCATCGTTATTTCCTCCCGTTTAGAATACAACGTCAAGGAGGCCACAATGAACGAAGAAAAGAAAGCCCAAAAAGCCGATTTGAAAAAGCGTATGTTGGAAGAGACGCTCCAGAAGAAGGAAGCCGAAGCTGAGCACAGACGCCAATTGCTGGCCAGCCTTAGCCCAAAAACCAGAGAGATGGCGCGGCGCGATTTTGCCAAGCTGGGACTCTACCAGTAAAAAGGAAATCGGATGAATGTGCCTGAGGCGATCCCTGATGTGGTATCGAAGCGGAATCATTTTCGGCCTGCCGCCGAGCTGGCAGAAGATGCCCTGGAGTATCTGCCAGAGCAGTACAAGCATCCGGGATTCAAGAGTTGGCTGATCCGATATACGGAAACGGTGATTCGGGACGTGGCCTACTCCTTCAGCACGGCGGCAGAGCGGGGAATTCAACAGGCGGCCAGTCTACTTTGCGATCCGGAGTATTACGCAACGCAGCGCAAGCGGCGCATGAACGAGCGCCAGAGGATGCAGGAAGAACATGCCAAGCAGGAATGGGACCGGCTGGAGCGGATGAACTGCCCGACCGCGGAGCAGGTTGGAGAGCAGATTCTGTTTTCTGAGCGCCAAGTTGAGTATCACCGGACCGAGCTGGCCAGGTATGAAGCGAGCCTGGAAAGGCTGCGTGCCATCGAGCCGAAAAACATTCGGCTGGTTCCTTCCAAAAAAATCCAGTAGCGCAAAAAGGCAGTCCGGAATCTGGACTGCCTAAGAAATCTTTGGTCATTTGAATCACTCAAAAATCGTAACAAGTTTTGCGAGGACTTCTTCCAAGATGGGCTTTGGCAAAGTGTCGATCTTGCGTGCATTACGAGCGCTAAGATCAAGCACACGGGGCTGATCGCAGCGAACAATGCCCATTGTTTCAATCCCTGAAATCGGAACAGCAAATCCAAGGCGACGCGCGAAATCTCCGCCGCCTGTGATCGGACAGACTACGGGCAATTTGGTTGCTTGGTTGAATTCTGTTGCGGAAACGATGACGATTGGTCGACTTCCTTGCTGCTCACGGCCTAGCGTCGGATCGAGCGAAACCAGATAAATGTCTCCACGCTTCATAGCAGTTCGCCACCCACAGCGCGATTGTTGACCCATTCGCGATCTTCCTTTGTCTGCGGGCGCGAGTAGTCGGACATGGCCAGCAATTTCTTGAGCGTGTAATGTGACTGCGGCGTTGGTTTGACGACAAGGCGGCCATCCGCAATAGCCACGCCTACTGCAGTTCCTACCTGCATGTTTAATTGCTCAAGAAATGCGGGGGGAACAACCAGCATGATTGATCCGCCGACTTTGCGCAGATTTGTGGTGTACATAATGCGTCTCCAATAAAACAAATATATAACTTTTTGGGTGCAATGGCAATCCCTATTACGCTTGGGAATGTAGACTTCCGGCAGTTCCCGAGCGTATATTGCGTGCATGGATTGGCGCGAGATTTGCCGCAAAGTTCACGACGAAGGCATTCAAACACTCAGCAAAGGCGAATCCCTTCCTTTTATGGTGCGGGCCTACGACCACAATGGATGTGCTGCGCAAAGAGATTTGATTCTTACGAATGGCATTGACGATGCTGGTCGTGCGGCTTTGAGAACCATGACTCGGGAGATATTTTCTGAAATTCATTTGCCGGCAGCTCTGGTACAGTCGGACGCAATGGCAGTCAATGGAAGCAAATTCGCCAAGTATTTTGGGCTTGCGGAAAAGATCCCCTTCAAAGAATACGAAAAGGAATACATTCGCATTCTTGCAGAAAGATTCGACGGAACTGTGGCAAATTTGCCACGGGAGCTATGGGTTGATGCATTGGTCACGAGCATCAAGGGTCCACAGATCATGCCTGCCAATTTCATGACCTTTTACGAGAAAAACGCAAAAGGAAAAATTGAATTTGCGCCGACCGAGGAACGACCTGCGGCTGCAGTCAACTTTTTGCCGGACTGGTGGAAAAACACGATAAATTAGTTGCGCGCATGGCCAGGGTGATGTATATTCCCATCGTCGGGAGGGGACCATGTCAAAGCTGCACGAACTGCTGGCCGTGCATGGAAGTTTAAGCGGTCAGGCATCGAAGGTGCGTCAGGATCTGATTGCCACCTTCGAGAAAAAACGCCATCTGTTCGAAGGGCGGATGAAGAGCTTCACGCCCAACGAAGAAGTTGAAAGAATCTCTGCAATCGAAGAGCAGCAGGACGTACAGTCCACGGTTGCTCAGCAGATTGAGTGGGTTTCAAAGCACCTGGCCAAGGCCGTCGACATCGCCTACCAAGTGGATGCGGCCAACACGCAGGCAAAGGCCGACGTGGTGACAGAGGATGGAGAGATCCTGGCCAAGGACGTACCGGCAACGACTCTTCTTCAGCTTGAAAAGCGCGTAGGCGAGTGGAAGGAACTGATTGTATCCATCCCCACCTTGGACCCGGCAAAGGGCTTCAAACCGGATGAATCGCGCGGCAAGGGATACTGGAAGGCTCGGGACGTAACCAAGTTTCGGACCCGGAAGGACAAGAAGCCGTTGGTGCTCTATGACGCCACGGACAAGCATCCTGCGCAGACACAGGTGATGGATGTGGATACCGTGATTGGCACGATTCTTGAGCAGGAGTGGAGCGCATTGATCACGCCGTCGACAAAGGCAGATCTGCTCGATCGTGTGGAGACACTTTATCGCGCTGTGACCAAAGCTCGTTCGAAGGCAAACGAGCAGGACACAAGCGTGAGCGACAAAAAGATTGGCGCTGGCTTGTTGGATTACGTGTTCAAGCCGCTGTTCGACGCCTAAACGGTTGGGTGGGGCAGAAATGCCCAATCCAGGCTCAGACTCAAACTTATCTTCAGGTTCAACCCCGGTCACTGAAACCGGATCAGACTTTCACCCAAAGATTTATCGCAGCGAAACGATAGCGGAGTAGGCGAAACCACCCAAACGGAAGACGCGGGTTCGAACCCCGTAGGGGCCCCCAAAAAATATGGCCCTTTGGCTTAGCGGTAGAGCGTCCGGATTAGACTGAGGGTTTTGGGCTATGAAGCAAGGCGCAGCTGCACAACTCATCGACTAGCTCAGTTGGTAGAGCTTCTGACTTGTAATCAGAATGTCGCTGGTTCAAATCCAGCGTCGATACGATAAGGGCCGTCCGCGTGGTAGCGGGCGGCCCATTTAATTTGCTCCACAACCGCTGTTTTTTTATATAATTGCGCGCATGACAAGCAGAGGAGAAAAGCCATGTCTGGCGTGAAGGTTGACCCAGGTACTTTTTGGCTTTTGCTCTTCTTTTTTCTGGCTGTGCTATCGAAAAAAAGGCGCGAAAAATGAGGCTGGACATGGAGGGAAACGATGTCTACTTGGGCGATGGGCTTTACGCTTCTTTTGACGGCTACCAGATCGAGTTGTACGCATCGGATGGAATCCGCAAAACCAACCAAGTTTACCTAGAACCCGCTGTCCTTGCTGCTTTTCTGCATTATGTCGAGTCTCTGAAAAAAGCAGCAGAGGAAGAAGTTTGAGTGCATTGGGTAAATGCAACAGTTCACCGAAAGGATCAAAAGCATGATCAAAGAATTGACCTACAAAGACGATTGCGTCTTTGTGCACGCCGCAGAAACGTCACTAAAGACCACCAAGGCTTTTACGCATGGCCGCATCGTGTTTGACGAGAGCACGCGCCTGGCAACGTTTGCACAGTTGCCGGCAGTGGCGATTCCCGCAGATCTTCATCTCAAGACAGATACACCAATGAATTTTCAACTGGTGGCACCTGACGGCGAACTGCGTCCGCAGAAACGATCTGGAGTGCTGCTGGTAGACGAAAAGCAGCCGACCATCTTCCACATTGGCGGAATGTCAAAAACGCCGCGTCAGTTTTCGGCAGAAGATGGATGGTCAAATGCCATCTATAAATACCGTGCGTACTTTACCCATGAAGGCACGAACACGAGCGGCGAAGTACCTGAGTGGCTCAAAGCATCGATCACGCGACAAAGGGACCTCTGGAACCGCCTGGCTTGGCTTTGCCGCGAAGCACGGCGCCAATGCTCTTCTGGTTCCCCCGAGGAGATTACCGATTTTGTCCAAACCGTTATTTTGCCAGCGATCGATGCTTTTAACGACGCGCTCGGTCGCTCCAAAGACAAGATGAAGCACCCAGCGAAGCTGAAGGTCGAGATGCCCGGCCTAGATGGTTTGTGGCATTTTGTTGGTGATCTGCGGAAGCGCGTCGACAAAGATCGTCCCGTGCCAGAAGGTTTGCTGGAAAAGGTGATTACCTTTGCCCAGCAGCACAAGACGGACTACACCGCGCTCGACGAGTTTGTAAAGAATTTTGGACCGATTGCCAACAAGGAAGCAAAGGATCTCAAGCTACGGAGCTTTGAAATTCGGCCGACAATCACCGCCTTCAAGGCAACACTCGATCGCCGCAGGACCAAAAAGCTGACTTGGTCCGAGGGCTGGCCACTCATCAAGTACAACGACAGCCCCAAGGCCGGCGATTGGGGTCTGCATTACTATTTCAACAAGGCTGGCGTCAGTTCCTCATTGCTGGAGTCCAAGGAAGGCGTACCGGGATTGTCGTTTGGAGCGCCACTCGATCCTGCCAATACGGGGCATGAGTTAATCCAGACGGTAGGCGGTGGCAAAACGCTTCGAGAAGCGGAGATTTCCATTCGTGGAGACGATAACCAGCAATGGCGTTTTCGTTTTGCGGTCATTCAGTGGCGACCGTTGCCCTCAAACTCCCACGTAAAAGAGTGGAAACTTCTATTGCAGGATGGCAAACTTTGGCTCTGCTTGGTGGTTGAGCTGCAACGTGACCTACCGACTTCCACTGCCCTTGCAGCCGGTTTGGATATTGGCTGGCGGCGTACAGAAGTGGGAATTCGGTTTGGCACACTGTATGAGCCAACGAGCTGGACAGTGCGCGAGCTTGTGATGGACTTTGAGAAATCGCCCAAAGATCACAAAGATCGTGTGCCATTCCGCATCGATATGGGACCCACACGCTGGGAAAAACGCAATATCACGCGGCTATTCCCTGATTGGAAGCCGGGAGATGGAATCCCCAACGCGTTGGAGATCAGAACCGCGTTGCAGACTCGCCGTGACTACTTCAAAGATACGGCCAAGATTGCGCTGCGCAAGCAACTTGGGGAAAACACGCCTGCATGGCTGGAGAAAGCCGGTCGTAGTGGATTGCTGCGGCTCAAGGAGGAATTCAAAGACGATGTTGATGTGCAGAGCATCCTGAATGCGTGGGGAAAAAACGAGGAACAAATTGGGACTCTTGCGGCCGCATACAGCAAAAAAGTCAGCGCGCGTATTGAATACAACCAGCTGCAAGTCGCCCATGATGTTTGCAGCTACCTGAAGAAAAAGAGCATTACACGGTTGATCCTGGAAAAGAACTTTCTGGCCAAAATTGCGGTCCACCAGGAGAACACCGATCCCGTAAGCTTGAAGCGCTCGCAGAAATACCGGCAATTTGCTGCTGTTGGCCGCTTCATCTCTCTGCTCAAGTACACTGCCGTGAAATACGGAATTGTGACTGAGCCGTATGAGGCAATGAACACAACGCGCATGTGCTCATATTGCAATCATCTGAATCCATCGACGGAAAAGGATCGCTTCCAGTGTGAAGCATGTGGAAGGCTGATTGACCAGGATTACAACGCTGCGGTAAATCTGTCGCGCTTTGCCTGCGATCCCAAGCTGGCAAAGCTGGCGCTGGGAAATGAAGACGAATCTGAAGAAGACGCACAGACGCCGGGATTTGAAGACGAAGAAGAAGACACGCAGTCGCTGGAAGGTGACGAAAGCGGCACAGACGATCTTTGATGAAAACAAACAAGATCGAGGCAGGGGAGGGGCATTTTTGCCCCCCCTCCCAAAGCATTTTGCATTTTTTGGATGCTATAATGTTTTTATAGTGCTGAAAAGGCACCAGCGTAGTCAAAGTGCATCGAGCAGATGCAACACAAACTCAGAGCCTGTAACGAGCTTAAGCGCAGGTAGCAACGTGGTTTTAGTGCATCGAGTAGATGCAACGCACTTGAAAAATACGGAACCAAGTAGCAACGCGGTTTAAGTGCACTGGATAAGTGCAACACCAATCTTCCGCACAAGTGTATGAACTGTAGCAAGTAGCAACGCAGTTAAAGTGCGCTGGACAAGTGCAACGTTTCCTCCTACAGCTGCATCCATCTCGTCCAAAAGTAGTAACGCAGTTTGAGTGCACTGGACAAGTGCAACGCTTTATCGCAGTCTATGAATTTATGAATGATTCGTAGTAATGCGGTTTTAGTGCGCTGGACAAGTGCAACTTGCTTGGGTCGCCCTTATCTCTTGGCCGATAGTGTAGTAACGCGGTTTTAGTGCACTGGACAAGTGCAACGCCAGTGCCGTCGAAACGGCAAGCCGAGGGGCATTGTAGCAACGCAGTTTGAGTGCACTGGACAAGTGCAACCTTCGGAATCGGCGCTTTATTGACGCTTTGTCACGCAGTAATGCAGTTTTAGTGCACTGGACAAGTGCAACACGCTGAAGTAGTAACGCGGTTTCAGTGCACTGGACAAGTGCAACTATGACAATGTACGCTCCTCGAATGAAACTACGCGTAGCAACGCAGTTTTAGTGCACTGGATAAGTGCAACCCATCGAATTTTGCGATGAAGTGCAGGGTGTCTCGTAGCAACGTAGTTTCAGTGCACTGGACAAGTGCAACCGCCCACAGATAACGTGCTCCTGCTGGACCCGGCGTAGCAACGTAGTTTTAGTGCACTGGACAAGTGCAACATCCAGATATGCGAGGTAAATTTCACGGCTTTACGCAGCAACGAAGTTTTAGTGCATCGGATAGATGCAACCACATAAATGTTGTCTTTGCCCATCTCGGCACCTCGTAGCAACGAAGTTTTAGTGCACTGGACAGGTGCAACCCGTTCGTCCAGAGAGCATCATCGGAGACATTGGGCGTAGCAACGCAGTTTTAGTGCACTGGACAAGTGCAACCACTTAAGTTTGCCTTTTTTGTCAACATGCACAGTAGCAACGAAGTTTTAGTGCACTGGACAAGTGCAACATAGTCGGGTTCCCACTCCATTGGGAGATTATTGTAGCAACGCAGTTTTAGTGCATCGGATAGATGCAACTGTATACGTCTGACGAAGAAGTGGACATTCCACCGTAGCAATGCGGTTTTAGTGCATCGAATAGATGCAACCCGGTAATCGCGACAACCTCGCGCCTCATGAGCACGGCAGCAAAAAAAGGAATCGGTTACGCCACTTTCTTCTTGGGGCGTCCGCCAAAATAATGATCGCGTGGGTGGCTTTTTGCCGCCAGCTTAGAAAAGTATTCTGTACCCTTCTTGCGCACCAAATTGTTGCCGGCAATGGCGGCAATCTTTCTATAAAAATCTGGATCGGCTTTCGTCAACTTGGTTTTCTTTTCCATGCGCGCAGCATAAGGCAAACTCCGCTGCGCGTCTACTCTAATTTTTTACAGTAGACAAAAAATCGGATTCAGACTATCTCTCAAATTATCAGAGACGCATGCCCCCCGGTTGGCGGGAATAAGCAATGGCTCAAGCCTGGCAATGGCCTAGGCTATTGTCGTTTTTGGCCTTGAGGAGATCATGCACATGGCCGCTGCTGTTCAAGCAGTCCGCAACAGCCGAATTGACATTCCTGATGGAAAGCGCCGACCACAGGATTTCTGGAAATATGTTGACCGTACTGGCAACTGTTGGAACTGGACAGGAACCGTAGTGGCGCGCTACGGACAAATTTGGTGGAACGGTAAGGTTTTCAAAGCAAATCGGTTGGCGTATCTGTTGTTTGTTGGTCCTATCCCTGACAGATTACTTGTGTGTCATAGCTGTGACAACACTCTTTGTGTTCGTCCAAGCCATCTGTTTTTAGGAACGGACCTAGATAACCAAGCGGATGCTGCTGCAAAGAACCGTAAACCGTGGGGAGAAAACAATCCCCATGCAAAGCTGACGCTTGAACAAGTTGGAACGATCCGGAAAATGTACTCTTGCGGATCTGCCTCACAAAAACAAATTGGCAAGCAGTTCGGCGTCAGTCAGTTCTGCATTTGGACCATCGTGAAAGGAGTCACATGGAAAAGAGCCCTGTGCCCTCACTTGACAAAATCGTAAGCAAAGCTAGATTGCGTCGTCAAATTCACGTTTCTGCGCTGAATATGGCGGCAGATTGCGGCCAGCGCTTTCTTTTTCGCTACATCCTCGGCATCAAGTCGCCACCGAACGCATTTCTGCTGGTGGGCAAATCCACAGACGAATCGGTGACGCAGGATCTCGACCACAAGATCGAGACAGGGGAGCTGTTGAAGCGCGACGACGTGCTCGCGATCTCGGCCGCCAAGTTCGAGCAGGAGCAGAAAAACGAACCCATCGAACTCGACCAGGACGAGAAAAAGGACGGCAAAAGCCTGGACCAGGTATTGGGCGAGGCAAAGGACAAAGCGCTTTCTTTGTCCGGATTGCACCACGACGAGGCGGCACCGAAAATTCAGCCAGTCCGCACACGCCGTAAATTCTCCGTGGACATGGACGCTTTTTTGCGCTCCCGGGCAAAAGAATTGCACGCTTCGGCAGAAGCGACGCCCGACAAATACGCGGCCAATATCCTGCACGCACAGGCGCGGTCATTAAATGCCGCTGCCCGCACAGGCGTTGATTTCGTGGGTGAGCAGGACGTGCAGGAAATTGTGCATGACGGAGATAAAGAATTGCTCGTCATCCGTGACACAAAGACATCCGCTAAATCGCCTACTCCGTCGTACATGGACGGGAACAATAAAGCGGGCACGGCCGATGATTCCAACCAGTTGACTGCGTACGCGACTGCCAGCTACGTCGTGGACGGGAAATTGCCCGACAAAATGGTGTTGGATTTTCTGGTCCGCACGAATGCCGCAAAGCCGACATTAAAATACGTGCCCACGGTCACAACACGCAGTATAGACGACGTGCAGGTATTTTTAAACCGCTTTGCCAATTTGATCCACGCCATGAAAACCGGCGTCTTTGTACCGGCGAATCAAAGCTGGTGGGGATGCGATCGAAAATGGTGCGGATATTACCAAATCTGCGGCTATGTGAGACATCCCGTGCTGGTACAGATCACAAAAGGAGAGGAAAATGCCTGAAACTGGAATGATGGTCGCAAATACGCAGGGCATGACGGTCGTTAATCAGGACTGGGAGCGGCCAGAAAACCTTGAACTGATCAAGCAAACAGTGGCACCAGGGTTGTCTGACCCGGAATTCATGATGTTCTGCCATGTGGCGCGCGTGCGGCGACTCGATCCGCTCCAAAAGCAAATCTATGCCATCAAGCGGCGCACATGGAATTCAGAGACTGGCCAATATGAAGAGCGGATGGTGCTCCAGGTGGGCATTGACGGCTTCCGGTCGGTCGCCAATCGCACCGGCCTGTACATGCCGTCTGACAAGCTGCCGCTGGTGGAAGGGCAGGGAACAGACAATCTTCGCGTGACAGTGTGGGTGCAAAAATGGCACGAACAGTCTTCGCAATGGAAAGAATTTGGCGCAACGGCGTACTATCGGGAATCTGTGCAAACCAAGAAAAACCGGGCAACAGGTAAGCTGGAGCCTGTCTCCCAATGGGAAAAAATGCCGCTCGGCCAGACCGAAAAGTGCGCTGAATCGAAGGCCATTCGCCGCGGTTGGCCGGAAGAGCTGGGGCAGTTTTATATCCCGGAGGAAGTGTCGTCGACGATTGAAGGAGATCCCGTGCCGCCAGTAAACCACAAGCTGGACAAAGTCCGGCGCGAGCTGGGCACGCTCAAGGTATCTTCGGAGCCCAATCGCGGCCATGGCCATGAAGGAACGCAGCGGGCACCAGACGCCGTAATCTGCGCGGAGTGCCGCACCTTGAATGGCCACACGGCAGACTGCTCGCTGGGCAAGAAGGCGAGTCAGAAAAAGCCCAGCAAGCGGGAAGAATGGGAGACGCGGCCTGGCCATGACCCCAAGATCCATATTTCTTTTGAAGATGCCGTGACGCTGTTCGATATTCAGCGCAAGCTGAACCTGACAGAAGATCAGATCAAGGCGTTTCTCGACAAGGAGTTTGAAGTTCAGCATCGGTACTTGATCCGGCAGGATCAGTTCCAGCAAGTGCTCGATGCCATTCAAGAACAGTTTGGCAAAAAGCAAGAAAAGGGCAGTGATCCTGCGGACAAGTTGTTCCTGTAAGCCCATGCCGACCGTGGTAGAGAACGCAGATGTTTATTGTTCTTGGCCACGGTCGCATAATAGGGGAGAAAAAGCGCAAAGAAAGCGTATGATTTTTGCGTAATAAAAATAGCCCCAAGGAGCTATGTCAATATGCCATTACGCATGATGGAACAAAGCAAGGCTTTCCCGAAAAAGTCGCATATCGATCTGTATAAGCCGTTGATTGATGCGGCGTTGAATGCATCGCTGGGAGAAGACGGTCTGCCGAAGGTCGCAATTGAAGACTTTGCCAACGCTATTTTGGCGGCAAAAGCAGCCAATGTGATCCGAACCTTCAGCAGTGCCAACAACCATAATCTGTGGGTTTCGTGCCCGCCAAATTCCAAAAGCGTTTATGTCTACAAATCGAATAAGCCACGTCGGACGCGGACGAATAATCATGTTGCCCCTTCCACCGAGCCAGAAGCGCCGAAGGCACCTGAGGCCCCTACGGCTTGAACAACACGCTCATTTGAAGGCATTGACAGTGGCGCTCACGAGGCATAAACCGAGCGCCACCGCGTAAGCCGAGGGAAAGATGCTCGGGGGAGGGAAGACCATGATGCCTAGCCAGGAATTCACCAAAGCATTTGAAGCGCTTTTGAAGCAGCATGATATTCACTCTGCGGTTTTGTGCTGGGTTATGCAGGATAGCAACGACCCCGAGGTCGTGGAGGGGGATCACTTTCTGTTTGGCTGCCCGAAGTGCGCCGGGAGAATTCTGGCCCATACGGCGTTTCACCTGGATGATCCATGGAAAGAATCGTTTTCCAAAGAATTTTCAAACCAGGTTCTGGATCAGCTGGCCCTTTACGCGATGCCAACCCCAAGTGGCTCCCAAAAGCCGAATTGATCCTGTGCGCGGTGGGGGCAGTCCGGATTCCGGACTGCCAAAAAACAGTCTTGACAGAAAATCGGAACGGAAGTTCAATGCAAACAGGCGGGTAGTTCTTGCCTGTGCTGGTGCCGCTTCTGAACTGGTGCTCTTCATAAGCGGTTATTTTGCAAAGGGCTGGTCTCTCCTCGGTGGCTGGCCCTTTGTTATGTGCCTCTTTGCACTCTAAAAATCTTTTTCACGTTATTTTACATTTTTTGCTGCTTTATGCTACACTTCCGATGAATTCTGTTTCAAAAAGGGATAGTTAATGCAAATTGATTGAGAATGAACAGTTTGTAGAAGCATGAAGGAGTACAGCAAATGGGTATCGCATCTGCAGAACCACCGCTTGAACCTCTGATCGATGCCAAAGAAGCGGCCAAATATCTCGGCTTTAGCGTGAACACGATTAAGCGCTGGGCGCATGAAGGCAAAATCCCTTGCATTGCTTTTGTGATTGGTTCCAATGGCAAGTGCACATACCGTTACCGCGCCTCCGAATTAAAAGTATTTTTGCAGACGCTAGAACAACGTCCGCACTCTATGACTATACTTACGCTAGAGAACAGGGCATGCCTCTGAAAAGTATGTCGGCGATCGCTCTCAGTGATCGCCGACATACTTTTTGAAAGAAAATCCGATGCTGGGACATTTTTGGGGGCACTTCTTAAAAAGCAAGGAATAAGTCCTTTGTTTTGTTCGTTCTAAGTATTCCGTGGTAAAGTCCAACTCCATATATATAACCTAAACTTATCTCGACGTTTCTCCCCTGTTTTTACCCTTTTATCCCATTTAAAACAAAAGCTTTATCCTTTTTGCCTATCGGCTTTTTGGCTCATTAGCGTTTAGGAGAGTTGGGGACGATCATCTGTAAACGGCGCTTTTCTGGGGGCATTTTTTGGTACACTTTGACTCATGCGATGTGCCCCCAATACGCCATCGGAGAGAAGGAACAGGCAGAAATCATGAAAATAGTGGGTGAACTTTCAAACTTGCAGTGTGAAAAGGCAGCGGTTAGGCCGAAGCCCTACAAGATTTTTGACCATGGCGGTCTTCATTTGCTCATCGCACCGACTGGCGGAAAGCTGTGGCGCTGGAAGTACCGCTATGAAGGCAAGCAGAAGCAAATGGCTTTTGGTGGATTTCCCGTCGTGTCTTTGGCCCAGGCACGGCTTCTCCACGCCGAGGCGCGGGCAAAGCTGGCCGCTGGCACTGATCCTATGGCGGAGCGCCAGGAAGCCAAGCATGAACTGCGAGAAGCGCTGGCTGCGAAGAAAAAAAAGACAACGACCGAACCGAACTTTGAAAATCTGGCGCGCCAATGGTTCGCTTGGTGGAAAAACGACAAAAACCAAAAGTATATTGATAGAGTTCAAAGTCGGCTGGAAGGCGATACAATTCCGCGACTCGGTAAAATGCGTCCAGAAGACATCCAACGCATGGATATTGTGAATGCAATTAAGGCAACAGATAATCGCGGTTCGCATGATAGTGCTCGACGCAACTTGCAGACGATCCGGCAAATTTTTACTTGGGGACAGAATAACGGAGTGCTGGACGGGAACAGCTTGAATCCTGCCACGAGTATCCGTTCAGAAGACATTCTTTCCAGAACTGTGAAAGGGCATTTTGCGCGTATTTCGCTCTCCGAATTGCCTGCCCTGATTCAGAAGATGGATCAAAATACTGGATACCCCGTGACGCGTCTTGCCATGGAATTGATGAGCCTGACCTTCTTGCGTACTACAGAATTGCTTTCTGGACGCTGGAAGGAAATCGATTGGGACCAAAAGCAGTGGATCATCCCTGCGGAACGGATGAAGGGCAGGAGACAGGAAAAGAGAGCGCACTTGGTTCCACTTTCGCGGCAGAGTCTTGATGCGTTCAAGCGACTGTACGAACTTTCTGGTTCTGGAGAATATATGTTCCCGAGTATTGGTGGCCACGCATCAAAGACGATCTGCAGCAACATCATACTGCATACGCTGAAACGCCTTGGCTATCATCGGACGATGACAGGGCATGGATGGCGAGGTCTTGCATCGACCTATCTGCACGAGAAAGGTTTCAATCATCTTCACATTGAAACGCAACTTTCCCATGTTTCTGGAGCTGGCGATACGGTTTCACAGGCTTACAACTATGCGCAATATCTTGAACCGCGTCGACAAATGATGCAAGCCTGGGCAGATTTTTTGGACGAGTGCCGCAATAAAGCAACGCGAGAAATTCCCGCCGCCTAACAACAAAATTTAAAAAAACGAGCCGGCCGCGAGGGGAAAATACCCCGTGCGCCGGCCTTTTTACCTCGACGTTTTAGCTCATTCTCGACTTATCTCGACTTATAGCATTAGTTTTAAAAATTCCGCTTGCAAAGCAAAAAAAAACGCGAATAATCACGGTAGTTTCGCTTGAGGATATTGAGATGAAGAAACCTACCGAGGTACCAGGATCGCCAGCGATTCTGCGTAAGAAGCAAGTGGTAGCGATGGTCGGACTGAGCGCTAGCACGATCTATTCACTCCAAAAGTCGGGTTCTTTCCCCGCTCCGGTAAAGCTCAGCATGCGTGCCATGGGTTGGCTGTCTGCCGACATTGATCACTGGCTGGCCGAGCGTGCTGCCGAGAGAGCTGCGTAACTCCCACACCTAAAAATTGCATTGAATCGATGCGACTTTGCCACTCTGCTTTCTTGAGCGGTCGGGGATTCTTTGCGCATTTTTTTGAGGAGCGCAGGAACAGATGATGCAGATCGGCGCTTACTACAACGAGATCGATCCTTTCAAGTCTGAAGTCTTGCGGGAAGCCATCCAAGCAGGCGCAATTGCACCGGGGGATGTAGATGAACGGAGCATCGTCGATGTTGAACCAGCCGACCTTATGGGATATGCCCAATGCCACTTCTTCGCAGGTGGCGGATTCTGGAGCGTTGCCCTGCGTCAAGCTGGATGGTCCGACGAGTGGCCCGTCTGGACAGGCTCCTGCCCCTGCCCCAGCTTCAGCGCGGCAGGCAAAGGTCAAGGGTTTGATGATCCTCGTCACCTCTGGCCTGCTTGGGCACGACTCATCCGCGAGTGCCACCCTTCAACAATCTTTGGAGAGCAAGTTAGTGCCGCGATTGGACACGGCTGGCTCGACCTTGTTCAGACTGATCTGGAAGCACAAAACTACGCCGTTGGGAAGATCGTACTTGGAGCGGCAAGCGTTGGCGCGCCACACATCCGGCAACGACTTTACTTCGTGGCGCAGTCCCAATGCCCGGCTGAACGGCGGCGGGGACTACTCGGACCCGGAGAAGGCGGCGAAGCGCTTGGAGCAGGGGCATCAGCTCAATCTTTCGGAAGAAGTGCTGATTTCAGCTTGGCCAACACCGCAGACGCACGACGACAAGCTGCGGGGCAACACGGAAGCGGACAACCACTATTTCCCGCACGACCTGAGCAACGCGGCGACTCTCTCGTCATGGTCGACGCCGAAGGCAGAGGACTCGGAATGTGCGGGAGCGCATCGGGGCAAGCCGGATACACTGCACAGCCAAGCGAATCTGGCGACTTGGGCAACTCCTGCGAACAGCGATTATCGAACGGCCAACTTGAAGAGTTTTGCGGAACGCGGCGGGGGCAAAAAGGGCGAGCAACTGCGAAACCAAGTGAAACAGTTGGCGGGTTGGGCATCTCCGAAAGTGAACGACGACAATCTGGACCGGCGCGGAATGAAGTCGACGGAGAAGGAATGGAATCGACCGAACGCAAGCAGATCGAGCCTGCCGCTGGAAGCAAAAATGCTGGCAGCATGGCCGAGCCCCTGCACGCCGAACGGTGGCCGTTCGATGTCGACGGACAAGATGGACGTGACGGGGAAGACGCTCGACGGCAGGAAGCACACGACGACTTTGGAACATGCAGTGAAGTTCGCGGGGCCAGTCCGCTTAACGGCTTCTGGCGAGATGCTGACTGGATTGGATGCCGGGATGGAAAGTTCCGGCCAGTTGAATCCGGCTCATTCCCGCTGGCTCATGGGAGTGCCGCCCGTGTGGGACGACTTCGCCTCTACGGCGATGCAATCTGCATCCCTGCGGCACAAGCATTCATTGAAGCGTACCTCGAAGCAAAAAGCGCAAAGAAACAAGGATAAGTGATGGGTCGTATACGCAGTATCAAACCGGAGTTCAACGCGAACGAAGGACTCTCGTCTTTGTCGGCGCAAGCGCATCTTCTTGCTGAAGCGCTGCTCTGCTACGCCGATGACGAGGGCTACTTCAACGCAAATCCGGTGCTTGTGCGTGCCGGAACGTGCCCATTACGCAAAGATTTTAAAAATATTTCGAAATATTTGAAAGAACTTGCATCGATCGGTTATTTACGCTTCGGCAGCTACAACGGTAAGCGCTACGGACAAGTCATCCATTTCAAAAACCATCAGAAGATTAGTCACCCTACAAAAAGTAAGTTCAATGTTTCACTCATCTTATGGGAAGGAACTCCGGAAGTTTCCGGAGAGTCTCCAGAGTTACTCGTGAAAGATCCAGAGAGCCTCGGGGAAGTTACGGAGCCGCTCCGCCCTGATCAGGGAACAGGGAACAGGGAACAGGGAACAGGGAACAGGGGGGCAGATTCCGGAGAAACTCTGGAATCCGCCGATGCCCCCGGCGATTCTCTTTCCCCGAGAGACCGATGGAAAAAACGAACTATGCAGCAACGGGTGAACGAGCCGTTGAGCGACGAAGCGCAGATGATCGCAACGGCTGTGATTGAAGCCATCGGCATGACAACCGAATGGGCTCGAAACCAGATTGCCAGACAGGCCGAGCAGGAACTCAAGACCTATCCCGGCGACTTGGACGGCATTCGCGACGGGATGGTGGCGGCCTGGAAGGAATACTGCCGCTTGGATACGGCCGGCAAACTCAGCAAGGTGGCGTGTGGCCCTGAAAAGTTTTATGGCGAAGGCCGGTGGCGAACTTCGAAGCGTTGGGGATTGAAGCCGGGTGTGCGCGCCTACGAAGTGCTAAGCGTGGCGTAACTCTCCCACGGCCGAAGACCTGGCCGTGGGGCTTCACAAGGCACAACGGGAACTGGAGAGGAAAACGCAATGCAACTGAGCTTCGACCAAATTCGGCACTACTTCGAACACCGCCACCCAGGGCAGCACATTCCGGCGCGTGAGAAGGCTGCCGTGCGTTGCGCCTTCCACGACGAAGCGAATCCATCCTGCACGCTCTTCCTGGACGGCAACGGCGGCTTCAACTGCCACGCCTGCGGCGCCAAGGGCAACGTCTTCCAGTTCGAAGCGCGGTTCTCTCACTGCTCGCTGGAGCAAGCCGAAACCAACGTGGCTGAAATTACCGGAGCCGCGCCGGTGGCGCGCCGTGAGGGTGAGATGCAGCTCGGGCCCCCCGTGGCGATCTACGACTATCGCGACGAGAACGGATTGGCACTGTTCCAGAAGCGGCGTTACCAGCCAGAGATTGGCGAAAAGACCTTCCGCGTTTTCCGGTTGGTGGATGGTGCATGGAAGCCGGGCATCGACGCCAAGGAAGGCGAACGGACGCGGCGCGTGCTCTACAACCTGCCGCATCTGGTGAAATCTAACATCGCCATGGTTTGCGAAGGCGAAAAAGATGCCGACAACCTGCTGGAAGCCAATCTCTTTGCCAAGTACGCCTTTTCAATTGCCACGACGACGACCTACGACGGCGCATGGCAGAAGGGGCATTCGCCGAAGTGGCTGGACTCTTACGCGCCGTATTTCACCGGCAAGCAGGTGATGATCTTCGCCGACCACGACGAGCCTGGCCAGATCTACGCAGAGACGGTTGCGGCTTCCGTTGCTCCCTTTGCCTATGCCGTGCGCGTGATCTCCTTCCCGGAGATGCCGGAGAAAAGCGACGTCAGCGACTTTCTGAAAGAACACACCGTGGCCGAGCTGGAGAAGCGAATTGTGGAATCGCCGCTCTGGGTGGGGACGGATGCCAAGAGAGAGAACTGGCTGGTGGACGCTGTGGAATGGTCCATGACCGCCGATGCGGAAATTGAGTGGCTGGTGGATGGCGTAATCCAGGTAGGCGGCAACGGCATGATTGCGGCCGAGCCGAAGACTGGAAAATCCCTGGCATCGCTTGATCTGCTGCTTTCATTGGCCACAGGCAAGCCGTGGCTGGGGTGCAAGATTCCCCGGCGCATCCGCACGGCCTACATCAGCCGCGAGGATTCTCCGATGCTGACCAAGGTGCGCATGCAGGCTTTGCTGCGTGGAAAAGGCATTGACCCTGGGGAAGACCCGACAGGCTGGTTGTGGGTGAACACGCGCGAACAGCTTGGCGACTTTGACGTGGACAACGACGACCAGCTAACGCACATGGCCGAAGACCTGAAAGAGCGTGGCGTGGAGTTTGCCATCTTCGACGTGCTGAACCGGCTGCACAACCGCGACGAGAACAACAACACAGAGATGGCGCAGGTGGTGAAAAAGATTGGCCAGATGGGCCAGCAAGCCGGTTGTGCCATCGGCGTGATTCACCACGTGAGCAAGGAAGCAGGCAATGGTCGCTTCTTCACGCGCATTCGCGGAGCAACTTCGATTCACGGCTGGACGGAATGGTCGATCGGTTTCTCGATTGAAGACGCTGGAGAGAAAAAGATGATCCGTCGCGCCGAGTTTGAAACCAAGGCGGCTGAATCTCGTGAGCCGATCTCCTTCACCATTCAGCACGGCGGCGGGAACTTGGCTTTGGTGCCGCTGGAGAGGGGACCAATTCCGTTTGATCCCAATGTTCATGCATCGATTGAGAGGTATGACTAATGGCTAAAACCGATGTAACCGTGACGATGAATCCGTTTGAGTTAGTACTTTTTCGGCGGGCATTGGCCAGAGCTGCCGACGAGCATCTGCTGGATCGCACTTGGGCGCTGCAGCGGATTTGCGCGCTTGACGTTCTGCGCTGGAATGCAGAGGAAAAAACGAAGAAAGCTGTTTACCGGTCTGTGGTGGTGCGCAGACGGAAAGTGGCTTGAGGCTGCCATGAATATGCGCAAGTTGAAATACGTGCATCGGTTTGGGCTGTCAACCAAGCAGGCGGATAAGTTGCCACCTCTTTTGGACCAGCTCGACCGATGCGCCGACGATGCATCGCGGCGCTTGCTGTTGGGAATTTCGAAACAGCAAAAAATCCATCCAAAGTTGAAGAATACGCAACGAGCGGCAGCATAAACAGAGAACTGCGAGGCGAGCGTGTATCGAATCTTGGAAGGTGACGTGACGGAAGTGCTCCGCACTTTGGCGACAGAGAGTGTGCAGTGTGTCGTCACGTCGCCACCTTACTGGGGACTGCGGGATTACGGCACTGCGACATGGGATGGCGGCGATCCTGACTGCAAGCATGTTGCTCATACCATTCGTACTGGCTTGGGGCTGGCGGCGTTGGGTGAGCGGTTCCGTGGCGGCGGCCATAAGCAAGGCGAAGTAACCGAGATTCAGTATCGCGATGTATGCGCGCAGTGTGGTGCGGTGCGTGTGGATCAACAGATTGGTTTGGAAAAGACACCTGAAGAATATGTCGACAAGATGGTGGCGGTGTTTGGCGAAGTACGACGTGTGTTGCGCAAGGACGGAACGTGCTGGATGAATATGGGTGATTGCTACGCTTCGGGGGCAATCGGCGGTTCAAAAATTGGGATTAAAAATACTTTGCAAACGTGCTCACCTTCGGGTTACCACACTCTTCCCAAAACAGAGAATTTGGTTGCAGTACCACGTTCTGTTCCATGCGGAATGAAGCCCAAAGATCTTGTAGGCATGCCGTGGATGCTGGCATTTGCATTGCGTGCCGATGGTTGGTATTTGCGTCAGGACATTATCTGGGAAAAGCCAAATCCAATGCCGGAAAGTGTGCATGATCGTTGCACAAAGTCGCATGAGTATCTTTTTTTGCTGACGAAGTCGCCGCGATACTTCTTTGATCAGGCCGCAATCAGCGAGCCTGTTACTGGCAATGCGCATTCGCGTGGTACTGGCGTGAATCCAAAAGCAAAATGGAAGACACCAGATGGATGGGATACCAGCACAGGAAATGGTGGCCACGGATCTTTTCACAAGGAAGGCCGTGAAGATGGGTTCGTTGGATACCAGCCGAAACTGCGGCCATTGGGTGAAAAAGGATCGCAAGCAGACCCCGACGAAGTTCGCAGTGCGCGCGGTGCAGCATTTGGTCGCGGCGCTGGCTGGCGCGAAGCAGGCCACATCAAGCAGAACGAGAGTTTTAGCGCTGCCGTGAAAGATCTTGTGGAAACACGCAACAAGCGCAGCGTGTGGACGATTGCCACACAGGCGTTTCCCGAAGCACACTTTGCGACTTATCCGGAAAAGCTGGTGGAACCTTGCGTTCTGGCCGGAAGCAAAGAAGGCGATACCGTGCTGGACCCGTTTGCAGGCTCGGGAACTACGGGCGTGGTGGCACTGCGCTATGGCCGCAATTTTATCGGTATTGAGCTGAACGCGGAATATGCAGAGATGGCACGACGGCGCATTGAAGGTGACGCACCGTTGTTCAACAAACAGGAGAAAGCGGGATGACAACTTTTCCGGAAACACCTGCGGCCATTGCCGCTCGCCTGATTGAAGAAGACACGCAGATTGCTAAGTTGCTGGTGCTGGTGGTGCGCAAGGATGGGACGAGTTTTTCTTGCGACAACGGCTTGACGATCGATGAGGCCAAGACGTTGACCGTTCACTTTAACACCTGGCTCGACAAGTATTCGGGTCAGGAAGAAAACACGGATTGAGGAGAATCGGCATGGGTACAGAAGCGTTTCAAGCGAACGAGCACGCTCTGATGCTCGTGAACACAGGTGGGATTGCTCCGGCGAAAAGTCTTGATGAACGGCTGCACGAGAGTGATCGAGCAATTACCGAATCGTGGGTGGCGCTGAACAAGCGGTCAATGCTGATTGGCTGGGAGGGCTACTTCATCAAGCGCTACAACGGCTGGGAACGGTTGGGTTATCCCGACGAAAAGAGCTACCGCGCCAGCAAAGGCATTGGCCGCTCAACCTGGTACATGATGGTGGGTTTGGCGGAGCAGTTGCAGATGCTCAGCAAAGAGCAATTTCTTTCAATGACGATTGAAAACGCCGAGGAATTGGCCAAGGCCCCTTCTGCGATGCGTGCTGACCCTGCCTTGCTGAATGCAGCCGCCACCATGCAGGCGCGAGAGTTCCAAAGCGAAGTGGGGAAGTATGCGGCATTGGCCGAGAATACGTCGCCCAAAGACAGAAGCACCTCGGTGAAATGGAGCGTTAGACAGTCGCAACGCGAGTTCATCGAGAGCGGCCTTGAGGAATGGCAACACGAGCACGGCATTGACGACCCCGGCTATGCGCTGGAGCTGCTGCTTGCCGAATACCACGACAAGCCAACGCTGGTGGGCTTTATGGCCGAGTCGATTCCACGGTTGACGCGCGCAGTCACAGAAGCACACAGCGTGGAAGAGCTGGAAGCGCTGCGCACGTTATTCGCGGCGCACATCCAAGAAATGGGCGAGATTTTAAAGGTTTGCTGCGGCGAAAGCAGCGCGAGCGAGGAAGCGGCATGAGACAGCATGAGTTGTTTGGAAAACGGCTTGGGCGCAAGGCGATCAAAACAGATACGCGCACGCTGAAGTTTGCCAAGTATCTGACTCCAGCGTTGCCCACACCGCCCGCAAGCGCGGACTGGACCAAGGGCACTGCGCAATGGGGCATGATGCTCAACGACACGTTGGGTGATTGCACGATTGCCGGCTGTGGCCATGCCGTGCAGGTGTGGTCTGCCAACACCACCAGCATGATCACGATTGCCGATTCGGTGATTGAAAGCGCCTACGAAAGTTGGGACGGCTATGTGCCGGGAGACTCCACAACGGACAATGGCGGCGTGGAACTGGATGTGCTGACCAAGTGGCGCAAGTACGGCTTGGGTGGCCATGCCCTGGGTGCCTTTGCCTCTGCCGACTTCCAAAACCTGACCGAGATTCAGCAAGCCATTTTTTTGTTTGGCGGCGTGTACATCGGATTGAACCTGCCGGTGACGGCGCAGAACCAGACGGTATGGGATGTGACCAGCCAAACGGGCGAAAATGCCGAACCGGGAAGTTGGGGTGGCCACTGCGTCTTTGTGCCAAAGTACGATGCCGGGAGTTTCACCTGCATTACCTGGGGAGGCCCGCTGCAGATGACCAAGGCATTTTGGGATAAGTATTGCGACGAGACGTACGCGCTGATCGGCGCCGATTGGCTGACGACCGGCAAAGCTCCTTCTGGGTTTGATGCGGCAGCGTTGAACGCAGATTTGGATGCGATTCGCTAAAGCCGTCGCACGAGTTGGCCGTTCTGCATCTCCCGCTGCCGAAGGGAACGGATTGCAGTTTGATCCGCAGGGACGGCTTTGAGGGGGGGGAGATTGCTTCTATACAGCAATCTCCCCACTTTTCCAATCTCTGGATGGAGGTGATACGTGGGCACAACCTTAAGCTTGTTTTCTGACGCACGCAATGCGCAAATTCCGCCGCAGGTTCCAGTGAGAATGAGTAGCCGCGAGATTGCGGCGCTGACTGGGAAAGAACACAGGAATGTGCTGCGCGATATTCGTGCGATGTTGTGCGACCTTTATCCCCGGCCAGGAATCGATCCTTCGACCTTGAGCTTTGAAGAAAAGGGTGCTGCAAACTCTTTAGATTCAATAGCTCAAAAACGAGCTATTGAGAACAAAGGGGTTAACGTCTACGTGGATAACCTGGGTTCTATCGCTGAAATCCAGTTGCCGAAGCGAGAGACGCTGGTGTTGATCTCTGGCTACCGGGTGGATTTGCGCGCCAGGATCATTGACCGGTGGCAGGAGTTGGAAACACAGTTGGCCGGTCCGGCGTTGGTTGACTTGACCGATCCGGGCACTGCGGCTTTGGCGCTGGCAGAGCGCTATCGGCAGTACGCGGCCGAGTACCAGCTGCGGCAACAGCGCGAGCGGGAGATTGAAGCGCTTGAAAAGCAAAAGGCGATCATGGCTCCCAAAGCGCAAATTGCAGACCGGATTGCCACAGCCGATGGTTTGCACACCATGCTGGAAGCCGCCAAGATTTTGCAGACGGGACGCACCCGGCTGTTTGTCCTTTTGCGGTTAAAACAAATTTTCATTACTGATAACCTGCCGTACCAGCGCTACATCGAGTTGGGCTATTTTGTGGTAAAGGAAAAGACTTATTTTGAGGGTGGATTTGAACACTTGTATTCGCAGGTGCTAGTTACAGGAAAAGGGCTTAATTGGCTGGCTAGATTGATTGACAACGATGTAATGAGTTAGAGCATTTTTCCAATACACGTGCAGTGTTGAGTGGCGTGCAAGGTGGCTTTTTCTTAAGGAAAAATCCACTCGGCATCCTGCTTTCGCTCTACACCAATTGGAAAAATGCTCTAGTGGGAAGTTAGGTGGGAATGGGATTGGAATTATTGCTGTTGGTGGTAACTCTTGTTTTGGCTCGTGCGCTGCTTGTTCCACCTAAGAGGAAGTAACGGATGACGCTCAAAAAAGTTTACGCGTGCAGCTGCTGTGGGGTTGAGCACAAGGACGCCAACCATTGGTTTGTTCTTGTGTCGACGCACGTCGGCTTCCACTTGCAAACGTGGGAAAGGGCGGTGCAGGAGCACCGGCTCGACGAAGACGAAACCGAGCATGTGTGTGGGCAGGCTTGCGCGCACAAACTCTTGGATCGATTTATGGCTGGTGCCAAACCAGAAGTATTGGCACCTTAGTAACGCACAGGAAACCAAATTCCATCGAGGAGAAGATAATGCCAAATTTTGCGACTGTATTTTCAGGAGCACGTCAGCGCACCATCGATCGGTTGACGGGCCATTCTAGTGCATCGACAGACATCATGGTTGCGCCGACGGAAGAAGAAGCCTATCGGCTGACTGGCGTTCGATCCCTGCCATCCCTGCCGACCCTGCAGACAGAGCTTGCAGCGCTGCGGCAGAACAATGCGATCTACGCCCCGGCAATTCCGGCTCAGTGGCCATGGAATACGGACCTTTCACGCAGTGGCCAAGGAACCGGTGCGTCGGTAAGCTATGCGGGACTCCAGCGTGCGTACAGCTACTGGTATAGCAATAGCAGCGGTTCTTATACCCCGGTTGGCCAAGGCATATACGGTTTCAATGGGGGTGATACGGCAAATGCTATGACTCCGGCGCTTGAAGTGGTGGATGAGCCGAGCCGGGATATGTTGCAGCGGGTACCGGTGGAAGTCCAGGATCTGGACTTGACCGATCCACGGCAAAAGCTGGCGAGTGAAGCGGAAGCGCTGTTGGGCTACACCCCGCTGCGCCAGGAGCTGCGTACGCCTGGCACGCTGAAGCGGGTGCTGGCCAAGCTGGAAATTCAAGTGCTCGAAGAAAAGGGCGTTTCTGCGTACAAGAAGCAGATGGCTCAGCACTACAGCACCTCTGGCAAGATGTTCGACCCGACATGGCGGATTACGCCTTTGAAGGACTATCGCCAGCCGGTGCCGGAGTTTGCGCTGCAAAAGGCTATCGAGATCAAGCGCGAGCTGCCGGAAGCCATGTTTTACGTGGAACAGCTGGCAATTGATCCCTTTTTGATCGTGACGCTGACTCCGCTGCAAGACTTTATGACTTTTTCGCGCACCCTGACGCGTGAACTGGACCCGGAAACCGCCGCGTACGTTGAGGCGTGGTCCGAGCCGAAGTTTGAAGCGACGATGTGAGCACGCCCGCAGTGAGCAGTAAGTAGCTGACAGTTGAAACTGTTGGCCGCTTACTGTTTACTGAAAGGATGCGCGTAGGCTTTTGTTGGACAAAGGGGGCTCTTTATCATAGAGTGTCTTCGACAACCCTTTTTGGACTGTGCAGTAATGACCTGTAATGCCCTGGAGGAAACGAATGAGAAATCCATTGATGCGTGACAAGTTGGCAGCCGTTCTAGTATCCCCGAGCGATCAACTCCACCGAAAGACAGAGGTATTGATTGCATCTGCGATAAAGTCTGCTAGACGATCTCCAAAGAAGAAACCTATTTCCACTGTTTTCAAGAATCCATATCAGGCGATTGCCGGTACGCCTTTCACAAAAGAGCCTTCCGCGCCTCGGTATGTGACGCCGCCCAGTAGAAAAAATGCATTTTCTGTTCATGTGTACCCTGTTTCGCCGGAATTGGTAGAAAAGTCTGAACCTCCTTTGCCAGAACCCAAGGTGGAAGAACCAAAGATTGAAGAGCCAAAGGCCGAAGAAGTAAAGATTGAAGAGCCAAAAGTTGAAGAAACGAAGGTTGAAACCCCTGTTGCTGTTGCGCCGGAAGCGCCGCCACAACAGGCCCCGGCACCTGAACCTGTAGCCGAAATTCCTATTATTCCTGAGATCGAGGCACCTGCTGAAGTAGATGCACCTAAACTCAGCTTGGTTGCCACGGTGACACCGATTCGGCCGCCAGAAACTCCAGAGGTTTTGGTTTTAGATCCCAATGAAAAGGTGGTGGAAGAGCACCCCGGCCAAGAAGAGACGCCACAATCTGTTGCTGCGTTACCTCAGAGCCTCAAATGGTTGGAGCAATCGACGCCTTTCGATGGTCATTTACGTTCGATGGTGGACCAATTGCGCACGGCAAAGACGAGCGTCGTTTTTACGTTGGACCAATCTACCGCCCGACAAACTGATTTGAGAGCCCAGCTCGCCGTCCTTCAAGACAAACTGGACAAAGAAGAGTTTTTAGGTGAGCAGCAGCGCGAATATTTGCACCAGTTGGATGAAGTGATTGCAGCCTGTGCGCTGGTGGCGGAACAAAGCTCAAGTGTTGAATCCATCTTGCGGGCCCCTGCGCACACTGCGCATAAGCATCATGAGGGGGAAGAGAAGCGCCAATATCACAGGTCTTCCCTCAACTCTCCAACAGCGTGCCATCGCGAGGATGTGCTGAAGGTGATTAAAGAAAACCCTGGCCGCAAGTGGAGCAATGCCGAGGTTGTCCAAGCGCTGCCAGCAGCAAAACGTGCAAATGCCAAACAATATGTGTACGCGCTGTTGTCGACTTTGAATAGAGATGGCGTGATTCAACGGATCGCCCCCGGAATCTATGTTTGCCAAGAGCATAAGGATGCGGTAGAGGAGGCATGATGGGTACTGAGGACGAATCTGAACATCCGTGGATTGGCTCGTATGTTTTGAACGACGAAGGCAATCCGGTGCCCGAGCACGATGTGCTGAAATGGGCCGAATGGCTCGAAGCCCATGATCGCCATTTGGCAACCACCAACTTCAGTTGGGGGAAAGTCTCAACTATCTTCCTCGGTTTGGACGAAAGGTTCCTCTCATTTTGTCTGCAAGATCCGCTCCTTCACGAGCCGGTGCTTTGGGAAACGATGGTGTTTGGTGGTCCTCTCAACGGAGAACAGCGGCGGTATACCTCGAAGGAAGAAGCGTTAGAAGGCCATCGCCATCTGGTTGAAGAATGCAAGGAGGCAGAAAAGCATTGCGCCAGTCGCTTTAATCCAGCCCTAAACTGAGTGTTCCCTCGCTTCTTTAAAGTACCTGGAAATCGTTGCCTTTGAAACGCCGCAAACGGTGGCTATGGTGGTATACGACTTCCCTTTTGCGCGAAGCTCCTGAGCCCTTTCTTGGTCAAAGACGGCCGGAGGCCTGCCGGGGCCGAATCGTCCGTTGGGGCCTGGTGTATGCATCTGCTGTTGTTTCTCAATGCCAATGCGCGTTTTTTCTCCGATGTAAACGCTGTTTTGCTCAACCAGTAGGGCGATAATCGCGAACACTGTCTCCCTTGAGGTGTGGCAGGAATCCAGGTGCCGCTCTGTATAAGAACAGAATCCGACATTCCAACAAGAGAGTTTGTGCAGAAGCAATATGGTATTGTTGGCATTTTGACGAGTGAGCTGGTTGAGCGTCCAGAAGATGAGCGCATCAAAATGATGCTGTTTCGCGTCCAGCAGCATCTTCTTGTAAGCATCGCGATCCGCGCCCGGGGAGGTCACAAGATCGCGGTAGATGTGTGTCGTTCTCCAGCCATAGCGCAGTACCATCTCTTCCATGCGCTGAATCTGGTTTTCGGCGATGTGTGGATCATCCTTTATGGGGGTGCAACTGTAAATTGCAACACGCATCTGTATCCTCCTTGTGGGGACATTGTACCTGATATTTAGGCCAAACGTTCCTGAATGGTTGGCAAAAAAATGCTCAATTGGGTAAAGTGATGAAATGATTACCAATGGCGATATTTTGGTGTGTGATGTTTGCGGGGCGAAGGAAGTGTATGACAAGGCAAAGCCTTTGCCTGAGCGATGCTGGAATCGCAAATGCAGAAGTTGGCGTTGGAATTCTGGGGGAGAAGATCGGCGGACGTGGCCACGTGTAAAACCGGAACAGACACAAGTGAAACCTCCGAAAAGTTAAAATGTTCTGTCGCTTTTAATTTGCGCCCATAATGCGGGAAAATCCTATGTTCTATGATTTTTGTGGTTTTTTCGGTTCAAAATGGGTATTGTGGAAAGCGATTAAAATTTGGGAGCATCGAAATCGCTCAAAAATTGCGGACCGAGGACAGAGATGGAAGAAGAGGTAGTTCTGCGAGTGGATTTGCGCGCGTTGCGCAACGAAGCTGGTCTTTCGGCGGATCAAGTCGCAAAGCAGTCGGGGATTGCTGTATCCGTGGTGAAACGACTAGAGCTGAATGGTGCTGTAAGCTTGTCTACCGCGTTGAAATTGGCTCGTTTTTTGCATCTTTCCGTGGAGGATATTTGGGAGATCAAGAACAAGGAGAACTGAAGCCATGGGGGACGTTTGGGCGCTTTTTGGAGCTACCGTGGTGAGTTGCTGCTTGGCTCTGGGCGCTTGGCACTTTGCGGATCGCTTCGCGCGCTGGCTTGAAGAAAAAGTGAGAGCCCGGAGCAAGTGAGGTGGCGTTGTGAAAACCATTATTGCTGGCAGCCGAACGATGACCGATATACAGCTGCTTTATGATGCGATTCGCGAATCTGGATTCAAGATCACCGAAGTGGTATGCGGCGAAGCGCGCGGAGCTGACCGGCTCGGCAACTGGTGGGCACAACGTCGCGGAATTCCGGTTGTCAGTTTCCCTGCCAATTGGGAACGGAACGGCGGTCAGGCCGGATACCTGCGCAATGTGCAAATGGCAGAATACGGCGAAGCGCTGATCGCGCTGTGGGACGGCAAAAGCCGCGGTACCGAGCACATGATCAAGACGGCTCGGGCGAAGGGTCTGGAGGTTTACGTCCACTTGGTAAGATAGGCAAAGTGATGACAAAACAACTTTTTGGGAATCGAAAACCTAGCTGGCGGTCGGTTACGTTTCCCTCGGAAAGCGTCAATAAAATCAAGCGTGGCTTGATCACGCAAATGGCTAGGCCTATCTATCCCCAACCGCCGGGAGAAACCTTAATTCAAGATTTCGCGACTTCGTTGCACTGGTACAGCGCCGATGAAGAGAGGTGGCGTTGCCCGTACGGAGCCCCTGGTGATCTGCTTTGGGTTCGGCAGGTGTGGGCGCGTGTGGAACCGCATCCGCAAGTGCTGGAAAAGTACAGAATGCCGGTTTCATGGAAGGTAGAAAAAGACCCCGTGTTGTTGGATTACTGGCGCAAGCGCGTCATCTTCTTGTCTGACCACCCCAGCAAAAAACCGGAAGAATGCGGGTGCGGAGCATCGGACAACGTATGGCGCAGCTCTGTTGCAATGCCCCGTTGGGCATCGCAGCTTTCGCTCGAAGTGACAGAGGTGCATGCGCAGCGCATGCGTGAGATCAAGTCCAACGATGCGATGGACGAAAGTGCGGGGATAACCCCGGAGACCTGGGTGTGGCGCGTGGTTTTTCGGAGGTTGGAGAGCGAGAATAAGCCGAGCTTGGCCAAGGTTTTTACCGCTCTTGATGCGGCTCAACTTCCCAAAGACTTTATGGACGAAGCAGACCGAGATCGTCGACCAGCCGAGGAGCGTCCGGCGCTCAAGCGACTTTTTGAAAGCTGAGAAGGCACCATGGATAAAATCTTTTGTTTTGGATCGAATCAGCGTGGAATACATGGCGCAGGCACGGCGAAGATTGCCGCGCGGGAATATGGCGCGAAGTTTGGTGTGGGCGAAGGCCGCACGGGCAATGCCTATGCGATTCCGACAAAGATCACTCCGTACAAAGTGCGGCGACTGATCGACATTCAAGCCAGTGTTGACATGTTTCTGGAGTATGCGCGGGCGCACACGGATTTGGAGTTCCACGTGGTGCGGATTGGTTGTGGCTTAGCCGGGTTCTCCGATGAGCAGATCGCGCCGCTTTTTGAAGGTGCACCGGCGAATTGCCGCTTTGACCCCAAGTGGGAAAAATATGGTTTGTCGCCGTGGGCAGATGAGCCATAACGAGCGGTAAAAACGTCTGTTGATTGTCTGTGTACGGAATAACGCAAAAACGGTGTATTTTTCTAACGAATTTTGTTCCACGAGGATATAGGATGGAAGCGCATCAAGATACACCTCTTGAAGAAGATGGAGAGATCGCGCCTCACCTGGGCGCGCGGATTGAAACAAACGAACAAGCGGAAGCATCGATTATCGATACCGAGGAGATGACAATGACAAGTCCAATCGCCAAACCAGATCCGGCAACATTGAAGTGCCCAGAATGCGGGATGACTGGATTCAAAGACACACGTGGCTATGGAATACATCGCTTCGCGAAGCATGGTGTCCATGGTTCATCGCCTGCTACTTTGTCCTCTCTTAAGCGAAAGCAAGAAGGGAAGAAGAACACCGTCGCAGCGTCGAAGAGAAGTTACCATAAGAAGCCGATTCCTGTGGTGGCGCCGCAAGGCGAGATCGCGGTCGTGGTGAAGAAGCAGCTGGAAATTGCGCCGATTCCTCCCGCGATGGTGGGCTATGCGATGGGCAAACTGGAAAGCCTGGCTGCCCAGATCGCTCGGGAAAACGAGCTGCCGGAGCAGGAGTTTGTCCGGCTTGTGGCGGCCAATCTTGCCGAGTTGACCAAGCGGTAAACAAAGTGGGAGTGTACCCCTCGGGTGCACTCCCAGTAGTTGAAGTGCATCGAGCAGATGCAACCATGGCAAAGCGATTCATGCGGTCGAAATACTGGTCGCAATGTAGTTTGAGTGCATCGCGTAGATGCAACTTCAACGACTCGCCAGTGATGAACCTGTCTCGCTGGTCGCAAGGTAGTTTCAGTGCATCGAGTAGATGCAACGTACTTAGCATGAGTTGCTTGACCTTCGGTCAATGTCGCAAGGTAGTTGAAGTGCATCGAACAGATGCAACGTTTTAAAGCTGCATTCACAAATTCCAGCATTTGGTCGCAAGGCAGTTTGAGTGCATCGCGTAGATGCAACCATTAAGATACCCAGCGAATAGCACATCCGCTTCGTAGCAAAGCAGTTGAAGTGCATCGAGTAGATGCAACTGTTCGAACTGTCACGCATGCGTGTACTGCCAGGTAACAAAGCAGTCAAAGTGCATCGCATAGATGCAACGCCCCAGATGCGATAACGGTAATCTGCAAACGTGTAGCAAGATAGTCTTAGTGCATCGGATAGATGCAACAACGGCAACCGCTTCAAAGCAACGTGGGCGTGGGGTAGCAAGGTAGTTTAAGTGCATCGAACAGATGCAACAACTAGATCAGGGTGGGCAACACCGTAGTCTCCGGTCGCAAGGTAGTTTGAGTGCATCGCGTAGATGCAACCAACAATGGGAAACTGGCTAGGATGGACATCGTAGCAATGCAGTTGCAGTGCATCGGATAGATGCAACAGATACAAGAAGCCGTAAATCTAGAGGAACAATGGAAAACGATTCGACAGCCAAGCCGCACTCTGAAATTTCCCAGTGGGTGATCTATGACCATCCGCGCGATTATCCTGACCACTTTGTGATGCGGCGCTGGGGCATTACGGCCGGCGACTTTTTCCCGACCGACGATGTGGCTTTGGCCGATACGCTCCCCGAGATTCGGAAGCACGTTCCGCCTGGACTCTTTTGCTTGGAACGCTACGAGAATGACGACCCTTGCATCGTAGAGGTTTGGATATGAACAAAGCTTGTGTCGACCACTTTGAATCGACCATGGACATGAAGAAGAACCTGACCTACGAGAGCGTCAAAGCCCGCGTACTGGAGATTGGACGGTATTCCGTGTTTGAGGCCACAGCCAGCGATACGCGTGCGGGGATCTTTAACAGTCTGTGCCACGACCCCGAACTTGTTTGCACGCCGGTCGGGTATCCTTGGGTGAAGGTAGAAAAAGCCCGCTGAACCGCAGTCCAGATTCCGGACCACAGAAAGAGAAGACCCATGATCAAAGAGATCAGAAATCGGACGGAAGCCGCTTGGGAATGTCTGCCATTCCTTTGGCGGTCGGTGCTTTTTGCCGTCTACGACTTGACTGTTAGCGTGTGGCTCGTGTCGGTGGGAGCATGTATTTACTCTGACTATTTGCACAAAAAGCCGATGCTCTGGCCACTTGCGCTAGTAGCATCGGCTTTATGCGTTTGCCTTACCTTTAGAAATCTTGCGTGGTTTCGTGTTGTCAAGCTGCAGAAAGACTGCATAGCGACACTGACAAGTAACAACAAGAAACTGTTGGGTTTTTTGTTTCGTTCTGTGAACTCAAAAGGCATGAATATGGCAGATGCGGCGGTTGAACCGCAACACGTCGTATGCAAGGTGAAGGTCGCATTTCAGGAGCCTGACGACCTTTCTAAAATGAACTAAATCCCCGGCCGCGTATGCCTACGCGGCCTTGCTGAAGAGAGGAATCTTTGGGATTTTCTTTTTCCTCGCTTGAGCAAAATCGTAGTCGGTTTGCATCTCAAACCACAGGCTCGGGTGCGTCCCTAGCGCAGCAGAAAGCCGGATGGACATTTCCGCCGTGATGCCCCCACGACAGTTGAGCACCTTGGAAAGCGTCACGCGGGATACGCCGATGTGCTTTGCAAAATGCGTGATATTCACACCTTCCAAGTAGTCGCGCAGCACACGGCCAGGATGAGCCGGGTTGTACATTTCAGTAGGCATTTTCTCCCCTTAGTGGTAATCCTTATAGTCCAAGAGAATTACATCCTCGCCATCGAAGGTAAAGGTCAACCGCCAGTTTCCGTTTACCCGTATTGACCAGTGTTTCTCTTTGCCATGCAACTGATGCAATCCCCACGACACAGGCTTTGCCAAATCGTCGGGACTCCTTGCGCGGTTGAGAAGAGATAGCTGCTCTTCCAACTTTGCAGCATGATGTGGCTGAATCCCGGCCTTGCTGCCGGTCTTGAAAAACTTTTCCAGCCCGGCATGCCGGAACGACTTAATCATATAGGAACTGTATCGCTATAGTTTACAGATGTCAACGCGGCTACTCTGCCAACGCTTCCTTTTTTTCGATCCAAATAGAACCTTTCTCGCCTTTCTTCGACCTCGAAGAGTTTTACAAACATGCCTGTTTATAATCCGCTCCAGCACTGCGCATACACTGCGCATCGTGCACCGAGGAGCGAGCGGCATGGGCAAGCGCGGAAGAAAAACCTATGAAGAATTTGCAAATGGAGTAATGCCTGTCCGCGTGATTGCGGAGCGGATGGGTGTGTCTGAACGCACTGTCACCACAGACCTGAAGAATGCGCAACGAAAGCTGAAAAACACTCCAGAGGCGTTTCCTATCTTGCTGGATTGCCTTTACGCGGTGGCTGCTTCAGAGAAAGAGCTTTTGCAGTGCGGCTCCGTTGAGTGTGATCGCGAATACATCGAAAAATATGGATGGGACCAAGGAAGCAAGGGATAGCCTATGCCGCGCTTGGGAAAGTTGTCGCTGAATTTTTACCACAGAGAACTCGCAGGCAGGGCCTGTCGACGCGTACAAAAGTCGGACAATGTGCGCGTGTTGATCCGCCAGATGTTGCGCCTGATGCAACAACACGACGGCACCGGACTGTCTGCCCCGCAGGTAGGCGTCTTTCTGCAACTGGCGGTGGTGAAGTTGCCCCCGTCGAACGAAATTCAGGTGTTGATTAATCCAGAGATTGTGAACTGGGCAGGAAAGGATTTTCTGGCGACGGAAAGCTGCCTGAGTTTGCCGCCGACCGAGCGGGCCAAGGCCAGAATATGGCGTAGCGAGATTGTGCATGTGCGCAATGGCACCCTCGAAGAGCCTGACGCTGAAAATCTCACCATTTATCGGGGCGCGGCCGCACGGATTGTGCAACATGAAATCGATCATCTTGACGGCGTATTCTTCATCGACCGCTGCCAGCCTGTGGGCAAGGCGCACGTCTTGCGGGCGTACGAAAGCTTTTTGCTGGGGCAGGGAGAGCTGGTGCATGGCTGATTTCAATGTGGCGATCAAGGTGGTGCTGGCGCATGAGGGGGGCGTGGGAACCCTGAAGGGTGACCCTGGCGGCAAGACCAAGTTCGGATGGTCAGCGGCCACGTGCAAGCTTCTTAAGATTGCCCAGCCAAAGACGGCCGAGGAAGCGACCGCGCTTTATCTGAAGTATTTTTGGAATCCGCTCTACAGCCAGATCGTGAACCAGGACGTGGCCACCAAGCTGCTTGACGATGGGGTAAACCAGGGCACAGAGACCGGTATTGAGCATTTGCAGGCCGCGCTGATCCATGCGGGCCACACTGTGGAGGTGGATGGCCTTTTTGGACCGGGCACGCTGGCGGCTGTGAATCAAGCGATCAGCACGCTGGTGCTGGAATGGATGCGGCTGATCCAGTACCAGAGTTATGATCGATGGATCAAAGCGGATGCGGTGCGGGAAGCGCAGCGAGAAGGGTTGGCGCGCCGTGCGGCATGGCCCAACCAAAACGACGTGATCGCCAAGCAATTGATGGCCGGCACGTATCAACCGACGATTTGAGCTGGTTTTCCGCGAACCCTAAGCGGCCGGAAAAAGGCGGGAGGTTCGCGCAAGGCGTAAGAAAATGATTTTGAAGGAGATAATGAGGGCATTGTATCGAGCATCCCAACTAGAAGAGCGCAGATTTGCGAGGTTCGCGAAAAACGTCCTTGATCTTCTTCAATCGCAAAGCGTTATAATGAGCGCAGCCGCAATGTAGTTTCAGTGCATCGAACAGATGCAACTTCTGGTCTTCTTGTTTCTTCCGAAGGTGGCGAGTCACAATGTAGTTTCAGTGCATCGAACAGATGCAACTGGAGGTCGAGCTTGTCCTGCATGGTGATGTTTAGGTCGCAATGTAGTTTCAGTGCATCGAACAGATGCAACATCCATCACCTGGTAAAAGAGTCCCGCAATTTCGTGTCGCAAGGTAGTTAAAGTGCATCGAACAGATGCAACGCGTATCGCACCTTGTATTGCTCAACTGCTCGATCATGCCGCAAGATAGTTTCAGTGCATTGAACAGATGCAACCTTGATGACCTGCTAACACTTTCCAAGGGCTCACCAAGCCGCAATGTAGTTTCAGTGCATCGAACAGATGCAACTTGCATCAAGAGTACACGCTTTGGGAGTACATGCGTCGCAAGGCAGTTTCAGTGCATCGAACAGATGCAACGGTTGTGGACGCTAGTGTCTGGACAAATTATAGGGTCGCAAGATAGTTTAAGTGCATCGAACAGATGCAACACTCGCGGTCATGTCTCTCTTGGCTGAAGTCGAACGTCGCAAGATAGTTTTAGTGCATCGAGCAGATGCAACTATTACGGTCCCGGTGGACAGGTTTTCCAGGTTTCGTCGCAAGGTAGTTTCAGTGCATCGAGCAGATGCAACATGGTATCGGAATCATTTCTCGATTTTTTCTGCTGTCGCAATGTAGTTTCAGTGCATCGAACAGATGCAACGGTCGTAGTGTGTGAGTTCAAAAGCATAAACAGTCGTCGCAAGGTAGTTAAAGTGCATCGAACAGATGCAACATTCATAGCAGCAGCAAGACGGCTTCCGTAGCCGTGTCGCAATGTAGTTTGAGTGCATCGAGCAGATGCAACGTTGGTACTGGAGAAAGCGTATCAGGGAGTGGAAGTCGCAAGGTAGTTAAAGTGCATCGAGCAGATGCAACTGGGAAAATGATCCTGCAAAGGCTTATTAGTGGGATAGCAAAGCAGTCAAAGTGCATCGCATAGATGCAACAGGCTTATTGCTTCTTGATTCAACTCCGTGTCGCAAAATAGTCTCAGTGCATCGCATAGATGCAACTACTGGAAAAATGGAAATGTGCCAAAAGATAGCAAGCATCAAAGCAGTTTGAGTGCATCGCGTAGATGCAACGAGGTCACGTTACCCGAAGTCGAGCAGTTGATCGAGTCGCAATGTAGTTTGAGTGCATCGAACAGATGCAACTTACAAGGACCCACCAGCGTAGTAATGCAGTTGAAGTGCACTGGATAAGTGCAACGCGAAATCCGTAGCGACAGCGCTACCTCATCGGTAGCAATGCAGTTGAAGTGCATCGCATAGATGCAACTCTTGATATAGCTCAACTACCTTTTTGCTTTCAAATACCCTAATTCCGATGAAAACGCGTAATTCACGCGCAAGCGCTGTGAAATTTCTCACGAGCAAGGATCTTTGCCACCGTCCCGGCCTTCCAGGTGCCCCCCATGCGCGTGGGAATGGCGGTGGCGTTCAAGGCGCCGGCAATGGCCCGGGTCGTCTCTCCTTGGGCCTTTAACGCACGAATCTGTGCGAGGACTATGGCTTCTCCAGGTTTTTCTCCAAAGGCGTGCCGGCCGTCTCCACGTTCTCCTCTAGCCTTCTTGCGCTGGCGCGCACCGCGTAGCTTAAGTACGATTACGCAGCGATCAAACTCGGCGACGGCCGCTAGAATCTGACGAATTAGTTTAGCCGTGGGGTTGGAATCGTCTCCCTCGGTTAGATCGATACCGCCAGACGCAGAAATGACGCGAACTCCAATCTTTTGAAACTCGCGTACAACAACTTCTGCCACGATCATGTCGCGGGCCAATCTGTCGCTGGACTCAACCAAAACAAGCTTGATTCCCTTTTCACGGATGAATTGTATGCAGGCTGAAAGACCGGCACGTCCTTCCAACTCCATCTTGCCTGTTACGCCTTCATCCCGGAATTCATCGACAATTGCAATTTCATTGGCGGCGGCATATTTAACGATAACTGCGCGCTGACGTTCCCACGTATCGCCGAGAACTTGGCTTTCGCCAGAACACCGCATATATGAAACAGCTTCCATTTTTCTCCTATCGATGATTGCGCAAGATACGATCAATGCCTGATCCCCACCAGCATTTTCCACGGGGTGACATAATTTTCATAGAATTCAGCACGTCTGCAATATCTCTGGTAGTTTTGCCCAAAGAGTGCAGCGATAAGATTTTCTGCAAAATGTCAGCATGTTCAGGCTTGTCAATGAAAAATGAACGGGGGCGTTGATTGTTTGCCTGCTCTTTCCATGTAGCCCATCGGCAATTTGTCGGTTCATAATCGCCGTCTTTATCCGGAAAGCGGTCAAGTGTCATTCCCGGTTTTGGCTTACCCATATCCGCCAGGAAGTTTTCAAACTTTTCCCATCGTTTGCAGACTTTGATTCCACGTCCGCCGTAGTACGAAAAGCATTTGCATTTTGGTGAAGAACAACGCCGTTTCATCCCACACCATATCGTATAGACAGCAGTCCTTTTTCCTAACCGTGTGCGAGCGCAGCCATGCGTAAGAGCAGATTCTGGAGAATAGAACTTGATGTGATTTTGAATTTCTTTTCTGCGGCAACCACAGGAAACAACGCCGCCCCTCGTAAGATTGCTTTGGCGAACTTGAGTCGTATTTCCGCAGACGCAAAGGCAGTTCCAAACCGATGACTTTCCGGCTTGATGCGAGTATCCCGTTACAGTAAGCCGACCAAAGACTTTGCCTGTCAGATCCTTGCGAAAGTGTACTTTTTCCGTCATTTGACCTCCCATTGTGCCATCATTTTGCTCAGTCGTCGGGGAACCTTTCTTTGTCGGCAAGCCACGTTTGCATGTCGACGGGTTTGGTAGGGCCATCGGGGCCGGGCAGATCGATGTGGTATTCAAAGTTTGGATTAATGCGCGCGGCTTCCAGGTAAAACCGTTCGCGTGAGCTTTTGCAGACTTTCAGCATCTTTCCAAAGTCGTCGCTGTCGAGTTGCCGCAAGATGATCTGCATGTTCATTCCGGGTTCCTCACTCTCTTGGGTTTGGGCAGCGCAATGGCTGCAGCGGGTTTCTTGGCGCGCTTCTTGCGGCACAGTGCGCAGGTGCAGCCAGGTGCATGAGCGGCAGGCACAATCTTTCGCTCTTTTGGCTTGAGCCGCGGCGAAGCCGATTTCGTGCAGTGTACGCAGACCGATTCGCCTGCCTCATCCGTGGCCCATTCCGTGCCGCCGCATACGGTGCACTGTTGGACACGCACCCAGATGGATTTCTGGCTGAGCAGTCGGCGGTCGACGCCGTTCCAGCTTGTACGATTGCACCAGTGGCAACGAGCGGGAATCGCCTCATTCTTCGAGTACCAGGGCTTGCCCTGCCCCGGGCAATCGTCGTGCTCGCATACGCATTTGTTGACGATTTTTACAACGTCTTGGATGTACTGTTGCCGCACCTTGTTACGCTCTTCAAGAGAAAGATCGATGCCCCACCACTTGATGCGCTTGCACCAGTGGCAACGGTCGGGAAGCTCTCCCCCCTTGAAGTACCAGGGTTTGCCCTTGCCAGGGCAATCCGGCCGTTCGCAAACGCATTTGCTGAAAATCTTTTCGACTTTTTCAACGCTCATTGAGTCTCGCTTTCGTTAATCGATCATGATGCCAAGACGCATAAGGTCCACGGCGGTTACCGTTTTGATCTTGTCGGCAGGAATATGGGAGATAATCCTTGTCGCCTCTGTCAGATCAGAAAGACGGCTGTAGTTGCGATTGCCAAGCAGTGCCTTTTCGGCCACATCGCGATGTGCATCTGTGGGCCACTTGACTTCAGTCAAATTGAGCATGTCAGGAAACAAATACATTCTTTCGCCTCGGTTCTTTGAATTGCCGGAGTATTCAAAAAAACTTGGTCCCCTATCAAATAGGGCCTATCCAATACTTTGCGCCTGTCGTATCAATGCGTCAACTTGTATTCGCACCGCCGAGCGATTTGCTAGAGTCCGGAATCCGGACTGCGCGCCTGCAACGTAACAGCGGCGGTGATGGCGTTCAGGATCATGAGAATTGCCAGCCCGGCCAAACTCAGCCAGAGGATGCTGCAGAACGTCATGGTGCCTTCAAGCAGCACGACAAAGCCGAGTGCCTTGAGCTGGTAATGAAAGGCCTCGACGGCCCAGGTGTAGACGCTGATCGCGGAGTAAGCAAGCGCCCCGGCCACGAGAAACCAGAGCTGCGGGTGGTGACCCACTTCAAAGTGAATTTCCATGTAGCTGGCCAGGGGCACGAATGCCCCTAGACCAAAGCCCAGCAAAGCGCGGGCACGTTGGCCCAGCGCAAAGTAAACGTGTGGTGGCGCTGGTGGTGGAGTGGGCTGGGGTTCTTCGACTTCCACGGCAGGCGGCGGGGGTTCTACGGCAACGTGCGCGGCTTGGCGCTGTTCGCGCCGTGCTTTGTTCCGTGCAAGTCGCCGCTCTTCGCGCTCTTCATCTGTGAGGGCTGGTCGGCCTCTGTGGCGTTCTGGTTCCGGTGCGCTGATCGGCGTGGGAGGAGTAGGAACGGTAGCCAAAAGAGGCATAAGGCAAAAGCCTTTCTGGGGCTGAGCCCCCGTTAAAATGCGTTTCTGTCGTTGAAAAAGTGTCCCCTATCAAAACGTGCTATGAGGGTTGCTTGAAGTCCGGGACTGGTTCAGCGTCGATTTCGTCGATGATGGTTTGAAAGCGTGCCTGTCCATGACCGGCAAGGAGACTCTTTATTTCAGATTGCGCCTGTTGGTGGTAATCCGCCGTCTGTTCGACTGCGCGGTTTGGAAAACCGGCGCGTGGTCTTCCCGCTCCTTTGAATTTGCCGAGAGTACCGGCTCCGCCGATGTTGTGACCCTTGTAAATGATCCGGTAGCCTTGTGCGTCGGCTTCAATGGAAAAGTCTTTTTCCTTCAGCGCCGGAAGCGGGAGCAGAATCGGTGCGGTAATTGGCGAGGCAGTCGCGAACCTGCGAGCGCGCCAGGACGGCCCTTCCTGATAGAGTTCCCAGCCATCGGGACACGCGGCCTCGCACTCTTCGCGGGTTGGACTGGGAGAAACGGCGCTGTGAGGATGCTCGACATCGGCGGCCACAAAAGACAGGTTACCGTCTCCAGGCGCGTATGAGTGAATGACGGCGATGCGGTCTCCGTCTTCGTTGCGTCGGGATACTTCAGGCTTGCTCATGGTGTTGGCTCCTTGGGGTGTTAGAGAGTAGCGCGAATGTTCAGAGATTCAGCGACATTGCCCAGTTTGCGATCAAGAGTCCAAAGCAGAGTTCCCGGAATTGCCAAACAAGATGCAATTAAATGCGCATCCGTTAAGCCGATTCCCTTTGAAGCAAATCCCCGTGCCTCGATCATGTACCGAATGTCCTCCAATTGCACGGGAGGAATAGAAATTAGCTGGTCAAGATACGCCAGTGTCTTTTTGCGTTCTGGCAATGTGCCGAGTGCTAGCTCCGCAATCAAAAAAGGGTGCGTGCAGAGTTGATCATTGGCAATCAATGTGTGCAGCTCTGCACTGTAAGCGCCAGTTCGAAACATGGCTATCCAGATTGAAGTGTCTGCGAGAATCACTGTTCAGCTACTCGCAATCTCCGCACGTCCTCAATGTCCGGGGCGGTTCCGGCCAAAGCCAAAAGTCTACGACCGGCTTCTCTCGCAATCAGTGACTTTAATGCGGCGCGAATCAATGCTGCCCTTTCTGTCAAGCCGCTGTACTCTTCTGCTGTTCGTAACAGATTGTCGTCAAGGGATACGGTTGCTCTCATGCCTTGTTTCCTCCGTGAACCAACTATAGCACCCATTTGAGCATAAATTTGGTTATACGTTTGGGCTAGGGCTGGGTCCTAGTTAAAAACGCGTCTATGCGTGAAAAAAGTGTCCCCTATCAAAATGGGGTGTTAATCCTGTTCAGAGAGGCGCGGGTCGCCTGCGCCGCCGCTGAGCGTTGCATTGTAATAGGCTTGGCATTCCATCGGCTCGATACCAGCCGCCTCGCACCGTTTGAGGTATGGCCAGAAGATTCTTTCCAGCCAGGAGTGAGCGGGCCAGAACCCGGAGCCGGTGGACATCAAAACCGGCTGCCGAGTTCCCTTGCGGTGGGTGCGTTGCCATTTCATCGCCTGCGCGTAGCCCATGAGTCTCCTATCGCTCAACGACTAAAAGCCGCGTGCTGACGCCTGTACCGCTGGCCTTGAAAGATCCTTCGGGCAGGTTTTCCCACGTGGCGCTTACCTCATCCAGCCACGCGCGAAAATCGGTGCTCTTGCGGTCTGAGCGGAATTCAAAACTTGGACTCAAGACAGAGACCAGGATACCGCGCGGGGCGAGCAGATTGTAGGCGCGGCGGATGTGGTCGAGGTCTTGCTGCCGCTCAAAAGGCGGGTTCATAACAATGCGGTCATACTGGCCCAGCTCGGAGCGTGAAAGCTGCATCAGGTCCTCGCCTACCAGCTTGTAGCCCTTCAGCTCCAGCAGCTCGCGGAGCTTGAAAACCGGCTCGATCACTTCCAAAATGACGCCAGGGACCGCCGCGCTCACGCCATCGGCAATGTCTCCGCTACCGGCTTCCGGCTCTAATACCCTCATGCCGGGCTGAATGTGCGCACGGCGCAGCATGATTTCAATCACGGGTTTCTGCGTGGGGAAATAGCCAGGGTAGCTACTGAGCTTGATTTCGGCCGCGAGCGCGTCAATCTTGCGCAGCCGTTCGCGTTCGGTGCGCTCGGCGGAATTGCCCTCGATCATGCCTTGCAGGAGCCGCGCCGCTGGCGAAGTCTCGGCGTAGTCGTCCGATTCCATCACGGAATAATAGCCGCCCCTGCCGCAATCGATTCCCTTATGCACCATGTGTTCAATTTCAGCTTTCTTGGTAAGCGCGGCCAGCTCGGGCGGAACCGTTCCGGCTTCGAGCGCATCGGCCAGGGCGCGCAGTGCCCGCTGTGTGCGCTCCAGGTTGCGGCAATCGTGCATCCGGCCCTGATATTCCCGTTGACGCTTCGGCGTCGGGTTCTGCGTCATCGGTCGGCCTGCGTGCTCGATCTTCGGCTGCAGGGCATCGGCCCAGGTGCGGAAACGGATAACGAGTTTGCTGGTGGGGGTGGTGGCGGTGCGGACGGCGGGCATGGTCATGGTTGCCATGGTGTTTTCTTCCATTCTTGGGGCTGAGCCCCTGCTAAAAAATCGTGATTGTCATGAAAAAAGTGTCCCCTATCAAATGGGGTGCGCTAGCTGTCTTCGTCGTCGTCGCTGTCTTCGTCCTCTTCTTCGTAGGCGTCGGGCGTAATGCCGGCGTCGAGTGAAAATGCGTCGACTGCATCCTTCCAGGCGTCGTCCGGGTTGTCGCCTTTGCCTTTCAGAGTCACAGAAAAAACATAGGTTTTCGTTTTCATTGTGTTACCTCATGCCTCCGGAAATTCCGGATAGTTGGAAAAAGTTGGTCGCCTATCAAAAGGGCAAGTTTACGCGTTCAGATCCACACAAAGCGCGTCAATGTCATCGGTGCTAAGCGGCTCGATAGTGCTGCCGTCGGCGGCCGTGAAGTGATCCGGGAACGCATCATAGATGTGCTTTGCGGCGTAGCCGTCATAGGTGCGTTGGAACAGGCGCAAGGCAGCTAGAACGGTGGCCAGGTTGCTTGGATCTTCGAGCGGATTAGACGCGGGCGCGTGCTTGACTATCTCCCACTTGCCCACAATGTTTCCGTTCACGTCGCGGATAGGCGCATTGTCGCCGACTTCGGGCAGCTCGTCGGAGCGCCACTCCTTGAGATACTTGGCCACGTCCTTTACGGCCGCGCGAATGTCGTCAGCCGTCTGCATGGCGTCATTGCCTAATTCGATTTTCAATTGAAATTCCATGGTGCCCCTCGATTCTGCCGGGAAAAAACCCGACTGTTACGCGTGAATTGGTCGCCTATCAAACAGGTGCTTAGTCTTCGTCTGGCAGCATGACGGTAATCACAGGCTCGGCATTGTCGCCGGGACCGCAAACGGCCTTGAGTTGCACGGTTTCCTGTTTGGTGCGCGCGGTGCGCTTGCCGTCGACGTATACCCAATTCCACACGCACACGGAAAAGAAAAGCGTGCTCTCGTTTCCGCCGTTCTTTATGGCAAATTTGAGCATGGTCAGCACGTCCCATAGTCGCCCGCTTAGGTCTTGGGCAGGGGGTAGGGGCTCGCCAAGCTCTTGCACTGTGCGAGCAAAAGAGGTCTGCGTCATGGCGAGAGGAAATTTGATACCGGCCTCTTTGAGAATGTTCAGGCCACGGCGAAAGGTGAAAGACGGGTCCGACAGATCCACCAAAACGCCGTCGTCAATCGCCTGCGCGCGCGTGTAGCTGTAAATGACCTTGCCAAAAAACTCATCCTGTTCAGGCATACTCTGTTTCTCCTTGCGGCTGTGCCGCCGTTAAAAATCTGTTGCCTATCAAAGTCCGGAATCTGGACTCTGTTAGATTACGCTTTTTCGCTTTCTTCAAACTGCTTTTTCAGGTCGTCCAAGTTACTTTCCAATCGCTCAAGCCGATAAAGAATTTCCCGCGTGGCGTGGTTCCTCTGTATGTCCGCCCGAAACGACCAGAAAGCGGTGATGGTCAAAACTACACAAAAAATGTCGATGATCATTTGTGCGTTCACTGGCTTCTTACCTCCCGATTTTCTTTTCCAGCTCTTCAAAGCGTTCAGCGTTACGGCGCTCTACCCTGTCGATGCGGTCTTCAATTCGCAAGAATGCAAGGGCGATGAGAAACCAACCAATGCAAAAAACCGTAGTTAAAACCATCGCCGTTCCTTGCCCGCGTACAGGCCCACGGGCGGGCACGGTGCTAGTGCTGAAGGAAATGCCGGACTAGAGCATAGCCCAATGCGTACAGCGCAAGAGAGATGGGCAAGGCAAAGCGCACGGCGCGATTAAATCGCATTCTGCTTTTTCCTCTTTTCCGCGTAGAAAGCGAGTGCCTCGGCTTTCAGCGCATCGATAGCTGCAGGCGTGAAAACGCTGGAGTGTTGCGTGTTCAAATTCTTTTGAGTGGCACGGGCAAGGGTGCGCAAAAGAACCTTGCGAAAATCGCCAAACACTTCGAACGTGAGCATTCCATCTTTCACAAAATGGATGTGAGCGGCGGAAACAAGGCGGCCGTCGTCATACTTTTCGGTGCTGATTTCCATCTGTGCCGCGCATTCTGCGATGTCAAGTTCCGGGATTGAAATAATCTGTTTCGGTTCCTGTGCCACGGTGAAAGCTCCATTCTTGGCGCTGTGCGCCTGTTAAAGGTGAAAAGTTTGGACGCCTATCAAAAAAGTGTCCGCTATCAAATGCGAGTCCGGATTCCGGACTATGCGCCTAGTCTTCGCTCCCCCGCGTCACCTGTTCGAAGTCGAATCCATCCGGACAGCTCGGACCGCTCGCATCGCAGACAGACCACTGCGCGCCGCTCGGGTGGTGTTCAATCCACCATTGGCCATGCTCGAAAAAGGTTGAAAGGTTGCGCCGCTTGAGTGCCTTATGGGCCGCTTTGAGAATGCGTACGTCCATGGCTGGCGTGTTGGTTTCAGTGTTCAGCATTCGCGTAAAGGATGATAGACAATTAAATCCCTGTCCTATTCCGGTGCCGGTACTGCGATAGGCTGCAGGCCAATTGCGGACAGACTTTACTAGATACGTCGCACAGTCAATTTCTGTTTTTCCGGTAAAGACGGGTTGACCGTCCAAAGACACAATATGTTTGCCGGGAATGCTGCACACTTGAATTAGTTTTGGTGATAGTTGCTGGATCTTTGCGAGTGTCATCGGTAGTCTCTCGTTTCCTTGCCCGCGTATCATGCCCACGGGCAGGCGAAAGGTTAGTGGTAAGTGGCGGGCGCATCGGGCAAAGCATGCCCTGCCAGCTCTTCGAACTTTGCAATGGTCATGCAGCCGGTAAAACTCTCACGTTGCGCATAAATTGCGCGTGGAATTAGTTTACCTTTTTCGCCGGTGGCGCTGCTAAAAATGGCGTGAACCATATCATTTCCAGCGTTCAGGCCAGCGGAAAGGACAAACTCGCCTGCCGCGATTGCCGCCGCGCGCTCCGCCAGTTCAGCGGCAAATTGCAGATGCCTTTTTTCGCATCCTTGCGCACGGTGAGCGGCTCGCCCGAAGTGTTCCGCGTGCGCCTTGTGGCAAGCGGGGCAGGCCGCGACGGGTTGGCACCATTCAAACGGGCAACGATACTTTCTCGCGCCCTCTGCGCCGCAATAGTCGCACAACAAACGACCGCTTTGACTGTAGCAGTAACCCATCTAGAGCCCCTTTCCGGCCAGAATTGCCGTGCGTGCGCGTTTCTTGAATCCTGCTGTGAACCATTCCGGATTATCCCAGCCAATTTGCCCTGTGCCGTAGTCGATTGGATAATCGGTGCGATAGCCGTCTTTTGTAGCAGCAACATACTCCCGTTTGCCGTTGATTGTTGCCGTTACCAGTGCCTCACCATTCGCCGCAACGTATACGGTGCGCTCATCTTCAAAAGTCGTGTACATAGCCGTTACTCTCCGATCAAACGAAAGATGCGAAAATCGGCCTTCTGATAAACGCTGTTATGTGCGCGCACGTCATTTTCGCTGAAAAACCAAACGAGCGCCGCGCGCTTTTCTCCCGAGTCATACATCCGGGAAAGCTGAACGGGCTCGCCGAGACTGCCGCTATAGGAAATAGCGCCGCCAAGGTAAAAACCCTGATTCTCTTCCGCTGTGTACATGGTGGGTTGGATTGTGTCCTTCGAGCAAAGCGCAATGCGGAATTGTCCCTTGGGAGTGTCCAGCCAATCGCCAACGCGCGGCCCTTGAATCGCGTCATAGTCGCGCATGCGCTCGGCGAGAATAATCGCGTTTTTGATGCTGGCAGAGACGGCAGAGTTAAACCATGGCTCGACCTGAAAGCGGTTTAACTCCATGCTTCTATCAAAGTAGATAGGGCTCGGAATCGGGCGCATAGGCTCGGGGTCGCCCCAGTCGGCAAGGCCATATTTTTTGACTTTCAGCGCGTAATCGGCCATATAATCGGCGCGCATGCGGTACAGCTCGCCCACGAATAGCGAATACGTTCCCATGCTCCATCTGTACGGGAAAGGCTCGCTCAAACCGTGAACTGCGCGAATCACAGCGCCACCTTGACGGCTCAAAATGTTGCGCTCGAATGCCGTCGCGTCGCCGTTATGATTAAACGTGGTGCGCATGTAATCGAGCGTATGCTGTGGGGCGGAGTAGGTTTCAATCTGCCTCACTGTGTCGTGACCAAAAACGTCGTAACACACTTGATCCTGATAACTCACATGGAATTGAATCCTGAACATAGGGGCGCATCCTTTGAATGTTGTGGCTGTACGGTGAAGAAAATGGGCAGACATTGCGCCTGCCCTGTACGTGCGAGCTAGGCAGCTACGGCCGCGCCTTTCAGCTCTGCCATGCGTTCCGCCAGTTGCCACAAAGCTCTGTTCAGGCGTACATCTTGATCGATGCCGCGAACCTCGCGCGTCGTAACGCGGCGCATGGTGCGGCGGCCGGTCTGCGGGTCTGTGCCGTGCTGCATGCCATGCAGGCCGCCGCGCACAACGTTTTCCTGTACGACGTTCAGAGTGTGCCAGAGGTCCGGTTTCGGCGCGGTAGGGGTGCGCCAGTTGATCAGGCCGGTAGCATCTGCCTCACGACGCGGGCGAAGAAGTTGCTCGGCGGTAATCGGCGATGTAATTTTGCCCTCTACATCGGCAAAGCGAAGCTGGCGCGCCGCATCGGCGAATGCGCCTTGCTCGCCTGCCGTGAGTTGCAACTGATTCCACTCATCGGCGCGTGCGAGCGCTTTTTCGCTCTGGCCGACAATCTGAAAAGATCCTTCAATCACATCGCGAACAATGTCGCCCTTATGCTGGATGGAGAGCATTTCAACCGTGGAATCTGAAACCATAAGGCCATTCGAGCAAACGAGACGGAAAAGACCGGCGCTCAATTTATACGCGCTCGTGCCGTCGTGGCTGTTCACAAGCACGACTTCGGGAACGGAATCGCCGACTTTCTGAATTGCGGAGAAAGAATCGGGGTGACGGAAGCGAATCATATGCTTTGTGTATTCGGCCTTGCCCGCGACACGCGAGCGGCCTTGCGTAGCCTTGAAGGGCTGGAAACCTTCGTGCATAAGGCCGTCGATAACGTCCGAAGTGGGGATATAGGTATATCGCGCAGAGCGGGATTCGTGCGCGGACGTGGCGAACGCGCTAGGCGCGTAATGGCGCAATTCATCCATGGAAAGCGGATTCTGCAGGCGAAGAGCTACGCTAGGATTGATTGCCGCGCCGATAGAAAAATTGTGTGCAAAAGTGTTCATTCTGCCCCCCTTGAGGCTCGGAACTAAGTTCCCGTTTCGCGCTTAAAGTCTCTGACTTGCGCTCGTTCAGCACGTGGACCGATTACCACGTAGACGGGAAAAACTCCCGCGTTAGAACGTCGCCGTATGAATCACGTCTGAGCCGTCTTCGCGCTCGCAAAGATTCACAGAGATTAAATACTGCTTTCTGGCAGGTACTTGCAATTGCGCGGCCACAAGCTTCTGTGCTGCAAGCATCGATTCGGCGTAGACTTCCACGCGCTTTCCCTGATAAAAACAAACGTAACCGCATAAACCTTTTTCCATGCTCATTGTGTGTTCCTCTCTCTCCTGAACTGATATAACCCTATCATGATAGTTACGGCATTGCAACTATAAATCGTAATGCCGTAACAGATTGTTATTTATAGATTGCACCGATAGTGCCGTTACCGCCTGCCTGTGCAATGGCATTGCCTACGCGCAGGCCGTCTTCTTTGCCGCGCTCGTGCGCCAGAACATAAAGCGCGTCTGAGCCGTCCAAGTCGTAAACCGCGCGCACAGAGTACCCTTCGCGATTGATAAAAATGCCGATGTGATTGCAAAGGACATTTTCCTTGTCCGCGACTTTCGTCAATTGAGTAAAGTTTTCCTCATTCCGCACCTTGGCGATAATGGCCTCATCGGACATACCGGCAGCCGTGCCGTAATCGGTGCAGGAATAAACGCATCCATGCGCCAAAAGATATTCGTTGTACGTCTGTCCTCTATCTTGCCGGTAAACGCGAAAATCAAATGCACTCCACCATTCGGCGGGCATGGTATCGCAATTCGTTTCCGGAACCTGTCCAGCGCCATTACAGCTCGTGCAGGTTTCCGTTAGCGTATGGCTGTAAACCTTGCGCATGCCGTTACACTTGCGGCAGCCGTTTTCACCGCCACGTGGGCCGCGTCCGGTTCCTTCGCAGTTGGGGCAGATTACCAGCGCTGCAGCGGTTCCCGTTCCGTGGCACCACGTGCAAGGCGTCATTTCCAGCGTAACTTTTTTCCCGTCGCGTTTCATGATCGTTTCGCTTTCTTGGGGCTGTGCCCCTGCTAGTAATGCGTGAAAGTCTTATTTCTTGATTCTCCAGTATGCGCAAGCATTCGGCGAGTTTTCGCGTAAGGCGTGATCGAATTCAATCAAGTTGTTTTTGCGCAGATACTCAAAAGCGGCGTTCGAAAGAACGTAGGTGTTAAAGCCGAATGCCTGCATGATGCGCGGCGGGAAATTGTGCATTCCATCCGCGCATAGAATCACGACACTGTTATCTTTTTCGATAACAGCTAAAGATTGTTTAATGTTCAGTTTGCTATACATGGGCAATCCTTTTTCTAGAGCGCTGTGTGGTAATCGGCACGATGCGCAATGTAGCTTTCCGCCGTCTCTTCCGGCACGGCATGCGCGATGAAAAACAGCCCCAGCTCATAGTCTGTTGAGCGCGTATCGTTCGCCAAGATGGACTCCATCCACTTCACGCGGGCAGGATCTACCGGCGCGGGCGCGTCAACCGGCAAACGAAACGACAAAAGCCACGACGGCCCAAACGCGTTTCGTAGTTGCTGCAAAAGCGGCGCGCCGTCGAAACCCTGATAGTCTCCGCTCGCCCATGCCGCGCGCAATGCCGCTTTCCACGTGCGCCCGTGCTGCTTTGCCCATGCCTGTACCGCTGCAAGTTGCTCTGCCGTTTCGTATGCCATTGCCTTGTGTCCTTGAGGCTTTGCCTCTGTTAGTCGTGCGTGATAGTTTGCGCCGTGTGCGTTATGCAGCTAGGCGTAAACGTCTGAGCAAACGTCAATCCCGTGCGCGTCACGCTGTGCCTTGACGAAAGCCTTGGCGCTCTTTGCCGTCGAAAACTTGCACTCGCCCGCACGTTGCACAAAGGTGGTAGGCGCGGCAATCGGTGTTTTTTTTCCGTCCATGCTCATTACAACTAGATGCCCCACTTCCGTCTCCACGTCCCGATTCAACCGTACAAAATACTTTGCCATTGCGCTTTTCCTTTTCTGTTATCTTGCGTGATAGTTTGCGCTGTGTGCGAGCGGGCGCGTTGATTACAGCAGCCGCGTTACAAGCTTCGAGCGGTACGGGACAATCCCAACCATGCCCCAAACTGCCGTATACTCGCCGTCTCCCGACAACACAAAGAACGCATCATAGTTTTTCGCGTCCGGTACAGATTCCTTGATCGGCGCTGTATCTTGGCTGTCAGACACAAAGCTGTACTCCGGCCCAAACTGCGCAACGATTTTTACCTTGCGCTCTTCCGTGTTTGCGCTCTGTTCCTTCCGTTCAAGAATGACGACCGGAAACCGTTTAGTGTCGCGCAGTTTGGTTTTCATGTACTCGACCCATTCCGCCGCAAGCGGTCCCGAAGCATTGCAGGACGTTGCGTCTAACCAAACATACGCGAACGCCTTAAACAAACATTCCTTGTCACAGCCGCAACCCGCGCCATTCTCCAGCCGATAGTTAAAATCGGAAGCAAACGCCTCAACACGGCACGGAAACGCATAGGCGACAATGCGCCCTTTGCTGTTAATCAACGTCAGTTTGGTATCAGGTTCAGGTGTAAGCATTGTGTCTCTCTCCCGTGTGCCTTGTAGATTCTTGCTCGCGTACCATGCCCACGAGCGGGCGCATTGGTTAAAGGTTTCCGCGAGTAACGCCGCTCACAATGCGGATAGCGTCATACAACGCCTGATCACGCGACGTGCGGTTGGTGAGGATGCGAACCTCTTTCTTCAGGTATTCCAAGATTCGTACGTTCTGCATGATTCCCTGTGCCGTCATTGTGTGTCGTCTCCCGTGCTGTTATTACTATGCCCGAA